GAAAGAGAGGAAAGAAGAGAGGGAACGAAGAGAAAACGACAGTAAAACGCCGCTTTTCTTCCCGTCTCACCGAACGCCCAGCAGATCAACCGCCAGAGCCAGCCCAGCACCGGCAGACACGGACAGCCGCAGAAATGCCGCCTTTTTCGGTTCTGCTTTTGTGGAGTATGCGGAATCAACGGAGATCAACGCCAGTTTTGACCATACGGAAGGCGGGGACGGTTCACATTTTCACGACCTCACCAACGCCAAAAATTTGGCTTTGTACCCTCTTCTCCACGTCTCTATCTTTTTCACCAAACCATCATCTCGCAAACACACCGTTCATCAACGATATATTTCCTTACAAATATAAATATCCTCTGCTACAGACTTCTCTTCGGAAGAATGCCTTAATCAACGCTAAATCTTTCTCTTTTGGACTATATACAAAAATACATTTTCATAATTTCTTACTGCAAAACACGCCTTAATCAACGCACTTCTATCGAATTTGCAAATCAGTGGAATTAACCAAACAATATTTTCTCTCCGATTTTTATTGACTTTAGACCGATTTGTGGTATAATATCTTATGTAAGGATTGTTCGTTGAACAACGCTTTTTCTGCTACTAAAGAATTAGCTAAACAATATGCAAGGAATGATGAATATGGGACAGTCTACCGAAGGTACGATCCTGCAAATAACTTTACATCCGGAAATTGAGAAGCTACTTAGCAAGAAAAAACCCAATAACTGCAAGACTGGTGAACGCCAAACCGTATATCCTATCAAGACTCATAAGGACATTATTGCTATGGCAAACTGGCTGTATGAGCATAAGGATAACAAGTATGTGCTTGCATTCACCTTAGGCATCAATCTCGGATTAAGAGCAAATGAGCTTTTGGATTTGAGGATGAACCAAGTATTCTCTCCTAACGGTTCTGTAAGGCTGATCGAAGATGAAGAAGATACTTCGGATGGAATCGACATCTACCAGAGCAAAACAAAGAAGCATAGAACTGTTTTCCTGAATGCTGCTTGTAAGGATGCTCTTGAGTGGGCATTCCCAATCAAAGGTGCATATCTGCACTCAGAAGAATATTTATTCCCGTCAAGAGAGGGTGGTGCTATTCAGGTCGGTACTTTCCGTAAGGTTCTGAAAGAAGCAGCGGCAGCTTGCGGATTGAAACAGAATATCGGTACTCACACCTGCCGTAAAACATGGGGATGGCATCAGTACAAGTACAATAGTGAAAAGGCAAATTTGGACATTACCATGTTACAAAGAGCATTTGGACATAGTTCTCCAGAAGTAACCTTACGCTACCTCGGTATTACCGATGAGGAAGACAAAGCTCTCTACAAAAACATGTGCATCAATGTAGTCTCAGACCATGATTTCGTAGGGTGATGATTATTCCATTGCTATAAACAAAAAAGATTTGTCTGGTATTAAGGGGTACGGACACAAGAAATGCGTTGAACAACGGTATGTTTGGCATCTAAATTTCTTAATTTTCGACCAACTCGGTCGAAAACGAGGAAAATCGAGTGACTTTGGAGGCTGAAAATGAGGCGTAAAACACAACCTGCATACGAGGATATTATGAAGCTGGAAAGCCATGAAATGTCCACATACTCTTATCGGAATCTGATCGACAATGTTCATAAGGGCTGTTATGTTGAAGCTGCTTCTTCGCAGCAGGCCGGCGTTGTAGAGTCCATTATCAGAAATCGTCTGGGTATTCCAGTCTGTTTGAAAGTCCGCTATGGAGAGGATGCTTCGGTTGATTATATTTCCGTAGATCGTGTGAGTTTCTGGGAGCCGTATTCGTATTGCGTTCCAGATGAAACATACTGTGACTATTTTGAAGAAGGCTTTGATGATGAGGTAGACGAAGATGGTCAGAGTATGTGATGCTATTATGGGCAGCGGAAAGACCAGCGCGACGATTGGCTATATCAATGCTCATCCGGAAAAGAAGTTTCTCTATATCACTCCGTACCTCCCAGAAGCGGAAAGAATTAAGAATAACTGCCCTCAGGCAGATTTCGTTGAGCCGAGCGACAGGATTCCGGAATTCCTCTTTTCTAAGGCTATGCACACATTAGGGCTGATTCAGCAGGGGCGCAATATTACATCGACGCATCAGTGTCTTATGTACTATACGCCAGAGACGATCAAGCTCCTAAAGGAAAACGGATACTGTATTATCATCGACGAAGAAGTGACTGTGCTGCAGGCAGATAAACAGATTGCCTATTCTGATATCCAGCTCGCAATTGATGCCGGCTATGTTTATGAGGCTGCTCCGGACGAATACCGTAGAACCGACAAGCCGTATGACGGCGGCGTATTTTCTCACATGTTTCGCCTTATGGCATCAAGACCGCTGGTTTATAACAAATCAAAGCAGAACGGGTGCGTGTGGTACTGGCTATTCTCCAAAGAGCTGCTGGAAGCTGTTGATGATGTGTTCGTGCTTACCTATCTGTTCAAAAACTCTGAAATGGATCTGTTTATGCAGATCAACAACATCCCGTATGTGAATATCGGTATTCGCCGTACAGAGGGCGGAGGGTATATCTTTTCCGACAAACCAGAGTATGTTCCGGATTATGTGTATCGGCTAAAAGACATGATTCATATTGATGACGGTCAGCGAATCAATAGCGTTGGCGATATGAAACACGCGCTTTCTATGAACTGGTATAAGTCGAAAACAGACGGTGTGAATCAGGTTCGCCGCAATTTGATGAATTACTTTCAAAAGCGAAGCGGTGATATTCCGGTGCCAGAGCGAATGTGCGGTACTTACAAGGAGTATTGGGGGCGGATCAGAGGAAAGGGTTATTGGAACTCATCTGTAGTCTTTAATGCAAAGGCAACTAACCAATTTAGTCATTGTCGAGCGCTGGCCTATCCAATCAATCTTTTTGCGAATGGCGATATCGTCCACTATTATGCAAGCAAAGGCGTGATTTTTGATAACGACCATTATGCGTTGTCAACTATGATTCAGTGGATCTGGCGTTCCGCAATTAGAAACGGTGAGGAAATCAACTTGTATCTGCCAAGTAAGCGTATGAGGGATTTGCTTACTGAGTGGATTGAAAAAACGAGTAAAGGAATTAGTTAAACCATATGAAAATTGATGATGTGCTGACTCTTCTTGGTCTGATTTTTGCTATTTTCGCTATTTGCTATGTGATTGTTCGCGCACTTAGGAATGATGGCGGATGTTGTGATGGTACTGATTGTGATAACTGTCCGTTCCCGCGTTGTCATCCGCAGGATCAAGACGATGACATGGAATAGTGAAAACGAATGCTACTACGAGCGACATAGGCTCTCAAACGGGCAGTATTGTATGGTTGCGTTTTATCGCTTCTACCGGTCAAGATCCGTCGAGTATCATGTCGTATTTGCGGTGGCAGACAAAAAGAAAGCCTTAAATGGCTATTTCGATCAGACCAAGGATAACAATATTTCTTTGAAGTACACTGGACGCTGCGGTGCTGAGGCTCTTATCTGGTGTAGAGATAAGCTTCTCGAATTTGAGAATGAAGTCTTCTTGTCAGAGACATGTGAGACGAAAATTGTTGTTTATGGCGAGGATCATCGGCGGTTTCGTTTTTACGAGCGAGCGCTGACACGCTATGGCTATGAGAAGAAGTTAACTGATGATGGTTGGGCTATGGTAAAGAGAGTCCATAGGAGCAATTACGATACCGAGGTGAGTTGAATAATTGATGTTGGATCTGCTTATTTTTGCTGTGACGAATGCCCTATTTCAGAAGATGTAGAAAGAAGATATCGCAACGCTAATGAAGCTGGTGTTTTTCAGTATGACCATTGCGGGTGTGATAAGGTTGATTTTCCTTTCTTCGTTGGTGGGTATTGTGGTGATGCTTTCTGCCAGAAAGATAATTTTGAACAAACCGGAAAGCGCAAGACTGGTAAGGCGTATCGAAGAAAAATGCGCGTGAAAAAGCGCAATGATTTGATGCGGGCTATTGAAGGATGCTATGTGCGCGATATCTGGCATCGCAAAGGTGCTTATATCGTCTATCCTAAGAATTCAAAAGCTAAGAAGTATTACCGCAATTATTCAAATCGTCTGATTCGGAGAGGAAAGGTAGGCGGTGCTGGCAAAGGTGGCTATCGGCGTTGTTTTGATTATAAGTGGGAGGTTTATTAAGCGTGGAAAATGAGAAATATTGCCCACTTGCTTCTATCAGGGGCGGCGATGGATCAAAGTGTATTGGTGAACATTGCGCGTGGTGGAATGAAGATTGTAATGCGTGTGTCTTTGTTGCTTTGGTTCGCACCAGAGCTGAAGACCTGATAGAGCAAAATATGGAGCTTGCGGGATCTGTTGTCAGTTATGATGTTCAGCTTCACGAGCTTGAAAAAGAAAATTCAAGATTGCGTAGGGCTATTGAGCGGCTTAGGCAATCTTCTCGTGAGGTGAAAGATCGTGTATGAATTAGGAATGTGTTATAAGTGCAAATACAGAGGTGATGTCCCAGGCGACGCGCATAGTTGTTGTCACTATCCTGGGAACGATACAAATTTATTTTCAATGTTTGAGTCGTCAAATTTTCTTCAAGCTGCAAAGCTGGACATTCGTGCTGAGAAGCATGGTGTTGTGAGCGGCTGGTTCATGTGGCCTGTCAATTTCGATCCTATATGGCTGCGTAATTGCAATGGTTTTACTCCGAAAGACTCTGGTGAAACCAATGGGTAATATTAGTGAACGAGTTGCTAAGCAGACTTTGCCGGCTGAACTGCAAAAGAATTACGGAAACGAATTTGGAATCGAAGTGTGGCGTGTTTTGAGTATCGTTGAGAAGAATGACACGGCAATTAAAGAGCTACTTGATGTGCTTGATCGTTTGGAACAGCCGCATAGAAAAGCCCTCATTCAACATCTTTGGACGCGATATTACGACTCCGTAGCGGATAAGATTCTGGTGCAATAATATTGGGGAGTGATTGTGGTGTTTCGGGATTTTGATAACGAAGTATGGCACGGTGCTATATATCAGGGCGTTGACTACTCATGGCGGTTTGAGGTGTCTACTTTCGGCAGAATACGAAGTGCCATTACTGGAAAGCTCTACTCTTGCGGTTATGGTGCTGGCGGATATCAGCAGGTTTGCATTTCTGTGTTTGGACATCGGCTTAATGTGAGGATACATCGGTGTGTTGCTGAGACTTTTATTCCGAACCCCATCGGGTATGAGATTGTCAATCATATTGACGGTTGCAAGCAGCACAATTGGGTGGATAACCTTGAATGGTGTACAAGGCAGGAAAATTATTTTCATGCTGTTGATCTTGAATTGATTGACTATGATGTGCCGGCACAACTCGGATATCTGTCACACCTTGGCGCTTATGCTGGAAGCTGTAATGGTATGTCGAAGCTGACCGAGGACGATGTGCGAGAAATTCGCATGAACTATGTGCCAAGAGGTTCTGGTGTAAGGTGCAACAGAAAGGAATTAGCAAATCAATACGGAGTATCTGCGAATCTAATTTCTAAAATAGTCAGTGGTCAGATATAGACTCATGTATAAGGAGGAATCAGGGTGCGAATATGAGTGTGAAGTACATAAGGCTTAATGGCGATGCGTTGAGACAAATCGTTGAAAATGAAAAGCATTGTTTTCGCATTGCCATGAATAAGCAAGATATCTTAGGTGGAGAAATGACCGAAGCGGGATTTTTATTTGATGCCAAAGATGTAGAAGAAGAGCGCAAGGTCATTAAGCCGCCATACGAAAATGGAGATATTCTTGCTCTAAAAGAAACATGGGCAATGATTGATGGCAAGTATGTGTATCGTTTGGACAGAGATCCGCCGCAAGGCTACCTTTTGTTCAACTGGAAACCGTCTGTTCAAATGCCAAATGATGCTGCAAGGAATTTTATAAGAATCACAGATGTTCGCGTAGAACGATTACATGATATTTCACTTGATGATATCGAACGAGAGGGTATTTGGTTGCCAGGTGTTTTATCGCCTGAGCTTGCCTTTGCGTCTAAATGGAACAGTGATTTATCAGAGAAGAAACGAGCTAAGATCGGGTGGGAACAGAATCCTTTTGTTTGGGTTTTTGATTTTGACCGATGTGTTTATGTAGAGGATGACAATGGAAAACAAAAATAAGAATTTAGTTGATATAGACGATGTTTCCTGTCTTTTGGCTGCAATTCCGATTTTTACATTGTGCGATGTTGTTTGTGGTGGAAAGTGCTGTGCGATTCAGAGTTTTTCGGCCAAACCAGAAGTTCAGTGTCAAAGGAAAATCAAAGAATTTCTACTGGAATATATAGGTGAAGCACATGACGGGTGATATTAGAGAAACAGCTATTGATCATGTTGCTGGAGAAAAGATTGCAACATTTTTTAGTAGTGAAACGAAGTGGATCAATCAGATATGGAAGCTTAAAGAGCAGTATCCAGATGAGGTGGAGATTCGGCATGTGAATCCGGATGGAAGTTTGATTGCTCATATTCCAGCAGAATGGTTCAAAGTAAAGCCAAAAAAGAAAGTAGTTATGACGGAGGCACAGATTGCCGCCTCCAAAGCGCGTCTTGAAAAGGGCAGGTTAAAAAGTTTGGAGATGTTAGGAGATGATGCGCATGTGACAGAGGAAAGGAACAATGAAATATGAACGACAATGCTTTGACTTGTCATGGATGCTATTGGTCTGACAAGTGTTTATGTGATAAAAGATGTGATGATTTTACTCCTATTGAGCAATCGGAAGATATTCCGTATTACGAAAGCATCTTACAAGAAAATCAACATGCTTATTTTTCGGAGTGTGTGAATGACATATACTAACAATTCAAATGTTAGTGTGTAATTTTTATGATAGCATGGCGCGGACGGGCTTTGCCCGTCCACCCATAAAGGAGAAAAAGATGATTTATTTAGATCATGCAGCGACAACGAGCGTTCGACCGCCTGTGCGTGAAGCTCTGGACTATTGGTATGGTGTTGGGAAATGCGGAAATCCAAGTTCTCTTCATTCTGCTGGCCGGCAAGCACATCAAGCCATTTATCAAGCTCGTTATGATGTGTCTAAGCTAATTGGCGCGGATAGCCCAGATGAGATTATTTTTACTTCTGGCGGATCTGAGTCGGATAATCTGGCGCTTATCGGAATGGCATCTGCTCTAAATGCAACGAACCATAATGTAATGCTTGTTAGTAAAATTGAGCATCATGCCATTTTGAACCAGCGCAATTTACTGACGCGCCTTGGAATAGTTGTAAAGCCGCTTTCTGTTGATACATATGGACAGGTTGATTTGTTTGAGCTTGAAAAATATCTCAAAGAAGACAATGTGGGTCTTGTGTCTGTCATGTGGGTGAATAACGAGATTGGTGTTATTCAGGATGTAAAAAGCATTGCAGATCTTTGTAATTATTATGGTGCGGTATTTCATACGGATGCAGTGCAGGCAGTTGGTCATATTGATGTCAATGTGAATTCTTGCGGCGTTGATATGCTGTCTATTAGTGGGCATAAGTTCGGTGCGCCAATTGGTGTTGGAGCTTTGTATGTTCGCGGTGGCCTTAAAAAGCATATTGAACCGATTATATATGGTGGTGGGCAAGAATTTGGTGTGAGAGCTGGCACAGAGAATGTAGCGGGTATTGTGGCGCTTGGTACTGCAGCAAAGTTTTCAACGCCAAACGAATTTTCTCGTGACGCATTAGTGCTACGGGAAGCATTTTTGAAAGAGCTGTACTCTGTATGCGATGAGGGAATTAGAATCAATGAGCATTATGAGAAATCGTATCAGCTAAGCAGTATTTTGAGTATCACCATAAATGATGTTGAATCTGAGGCTATTCTTCATCTGATGAATTCGGACGGTGTATGTATTTCTGCTGCTTCTGCTTGCTCTGCTGGCAGTTTAGAGCCGAGTCATGTTTTGAGAGCTATTGGTCGGAATTATACGCAGGCAAAATCTACAATTAGAGTTTCGTTTGGATGGAATACGACGGTCGAAGAAGTAACTCGCGCTGCCGAATTGCTCGGAAAGAATATCATTAGAATTAGAAAGATGTACAGATCATAGGAGGAAATATGAACGAGTTTAATAAGACAGAGTTATTAGAAAAAACAACTGAGTATATGAATTACATTGCTCAGCACAAGGAAAACATTAAGAAGGCATGGCTGGAATTGCGTGATGCCTTAAAGGGAATTGATTTATTCCAACGCCCTAAAATTCTTGATGAGATGGAATGGCGTATCCGCAATCACGATGATAGTAAGATGTCTGAGGAAGAATTTTTGCCATATCGTCAGCATTTTTATCCTGTTGCTGGCGAAGTGATTGATGACGCTGCTTTTGAACGGGCATGGGAGCGCCACTATCATATCAACGACCATCACTGGCAGTATTGGATTGACAGTAATGGAGACTTCATGTCCTATTATGATGTTGATACAAAAATCTGTGCGTATTTGGAAATGATTTGTGATTGGCAGGCCATGGGGTATGTTAAGGGCGATTCTGCTCCTGAGTATTACCGAAATCACAAGGATGAAATTAAGATTGATCCGAATTGGGTGTCTCTTGTAGAAGAGATTCTTGATTTGCTTGATAGCTATATCGCGGCAAGAGGTTGATATGAACAGATCACAAACAAGAAAGTTTAGGAGTCTGGCAAAGAGGAAGGGTGTTTCTCATAGTTTGGCAGAGATGTACATTTCTATGCGGAATCGCGGTTCTGCTCCGCAGGATTTGCGTGAGGGTGATTTGGTTCGATTGAATATTGAACAGATCATGAAACATCCGGATTATTTGCGTTTGTCTAAGCGCTATCGTGATTTTGTAGAGACTCATGCAGGAGACATCTTTACTGTGCAGTATGATAGATCTGCTTCGGTTCAAAAGCTGAACTCAGTTGTTGCCTTGAAAGAAGATCCAGATGGCTGGCTTTTCTGGACTGGCGATTTACAAAGGGTTAATGAATAACGGCAAGGAGTGATTAGCCATTAGTCTTGATCGGCAAATTCATATTTATAGTTTTGATACGAGTGCATTTTATACTGATGAAGAAAAGGCGCTTGAGGTGGAGATCAATAAGCATTGTTCTTCAAAATCGAAATTAAAATCAGAGCGAGAAATTATTGAGCAGCTATGTGCTGGAGAAATAGCCAGGGAGAAAGCTGAGTCTCAGTTTCGTAAATTGTATGGCATGGGAAAGTCAGATCCGATTCCTGTTGCGATGGATAATTCCCGTGTAAAACAGATTGCGAAAGAAATTCGTGGTACAAACCAAATGATTAAGATTAAGAAGTCTGAGCTTGTATCGCTTCTTCAAGCACACCGTTCGCAGCGCGAGTTACGAACTGAATATGTGGTTGATAAGAATGTGATTTCTGTTTTTGAGTCGATGCTTACAAGAACACTCGGCATGGAAACAGGAAAACTGTATGACGATTTCATGGTTATTCGCACATATTATTTTGATGTAATTGAAGATCTCATCCTAAACGGATATACCTTTAACGGAGAGCGTTATATTTGTTTTACGGCATCTGCTGGGCAGATCAGAACAAAGAAAACAGTTTTCATTAAGGAAAGAGTTTGGGAGAAGTATCAAAAAACCATTATGTGTGGACTGAGCGTTCAAAAAATCAACGAGCTTGGCGGAATCAATATCAATAAGTACCTGGCGTATCTTGCACTGTGTAATAGCGCAACTGATTTGTGGGAAGATTTCGATATCAGAAAGACCATCGTTGTGGATGATATGGAAACAATGGTTCGTGGAACTGTTGATTTTATTGATCACAAAACATACAGTGTAGAGCGTAGGGACATGGAAATTCCGATTACACATACGGATGGTTGTGGAATGGTTCTTCCATCTTGTAATGCAAAGAATACTATGGTTCGTCTTCCTTGGGTAAAAGGGCTTCTTGCCGTATTCCCGTTTGATAAGTTTATTTCGGAAGCAAACGAACGCGATCCGTCTGTAAATCATGGTTTTGTAACAGATATCTATGGGTTTGAACATGATGTAATCGCGGAGGATATTCAGGTCATTTTTACGAAAAGTCAATTTAAGATGTACAAGTATTACACGAATTGGCAGGAATACATTGATTTGTTTTTGGCGAATGGCTGCACTGTCGGTAAGTGTAATGAGGAAGACGATTTTATCCCTGACGCAAAGCTTAACTACCAAATGCTTCAGACTCTTACGGATTTGAGTCCCGATGAACTTGAACAGCTCGCGGGAAAGACGATTGACAAAATTGCTAAAATTGCATCGGATAAGAATACCATGCTTGATGTGTTCGGAGCTTCTACACAGTATCGTAATAAGAATGCTTTTCAGGAGTGTCTTAGTATCTATCCGGAATTACTTTCCGATCCGTACACAAAAGAGATGCTACGGCAAATCAAGAAGAATCTTGTTACTGAGGCGAGAGCGGCAAAGATTGATTTAAGCGCAAAGTATATGTTCTTGATTCCGGATCTCTATGCTTTTTGTGAATGGCTGTTTCTTGGAAATCGCAGTCCTGTTGGTCTGCTTGCAGATGGAGAGGTATCTTGTTACCTTTATCGCACGGTAAGTAAATTGGACTGTCTACGCTCACCGCACCTATATCGTGAACATGCTGTTCGTAAAAATGTTGTTACCAGCGCAACGAAAAAGTGGTTTTCTCAAAATGCTATCTATACGAGCTGCCATGATTTAATTTCAAAGATCCTGCAATTTGATTGTGATGGAGATAAAAGTCTTGTATGCGCAGATTCCTTACTTGTGGATATTGCTGAGCGCAATATGGAAGGGATTGTTCCTTTATATTACGAAATGGCAAAGGCCGGCGCTGTTACGATTACACCAGAGGAAATCTTCAAAGGGCTTCGCGCCGCATGGACTGGCGGTAATATCGGTGTTATTAGTAATGATATTACGAAGATTTGGAACGGTGCGGATGTTGATATAGAAGCAATTAAAATCCTTTGTATGGAGAACAACTTTTGTATCGACTATGCCAAGACATTGTATAAGCCAACTCGACCAGATGAAATCAATGCTCGTCTTGCGAGAATTACAAGCATGAAAGCACCGCATTTTTTTATCCACGCTAAAAAGAAAACAAAATCTCAGGTTCAGCGAACGAACAATAGTGTTGTAAACCAGCTTGAACATATCGTCCCTAATAAGCGGATGTCTTTTGCCGCGAAGAATATTGGTGTCTTCAGATATCAGTATATGCTTAGTAATCCGATGAAACAGATTGAACTTTTATCACCTGTGACGGATTTGTATAATGATGTGGAAAAACAGTATCGTTATTCAATTAGCTTTTATGACGATGACTCGAACTTTGCGTATATTCGGGATAATATCTTGAAGCAATTCGATGAGCTTGGCCTTGAGCGTTTGGATGTTTGCGACATTCTTGTGAAATATCTATTTCATAGCAAGAATAGTCGTAGGAAAAATGTTTTTTGGATGTGCTTTGGCGATATCGTTCTGGAGAATCTCAAGCGAAATATTCCAGATGGCTCTATTCAGTGCAAAAAATGCGGAGAGCGTTTCGTTCCGCTTTCCCCGCAGCAGAAAGTGTGTACGAATTGCTCTGGATATCATCCACTCGGCAAAAAGAAATTGCGGTGTATTGATTGCGGAAAAGAGTTTGAGGTAGACGGCATCGTGAAGAACAAGAAACGCTGCAATGACTGTCAGGCTATCCATATTCGCAATTATGAGCGTGAGAAGAAACGACGTCAGCGGAGCGTCGCATGATGTTGTTAGGAATTAGCTAAACAGCACAAAATGTCCCCATGTTTTATTTTGAAGTCTGATAAAACGAAACACCCGTTGTTCAACGGAGTATTTGCCTATCAAATATGCCAAATAATGCTTGGCAAATATAACGAAATACCCGTTGTTCAACGGAGTATTTGCAACCAAAAAGAAAAAGACCTTTAAGGGAAGAAAACCGTATTTACTAATCTATTCGGGATTCTCCTGTCTATGGCTGCGGTGCGATATCCGCAGCCCAGACATCTTTTTTGAAAAGGAATGAAGACTTTATATGATTCCAGTAACTAAGGAAGAAGCGCGTATTCTCAGAGAATTGTATCCTGAGTACAAGGTGACGCGAACAATGATGCAGGATTCAAAGCGGCATCATTACTACGCAACAGAGAGTGAAGGAAATATGAGGGCGATTGCGAGTACAAACCATCTCGCCGCCGAAATTGTTGCACGGATTGATCGAGAGCGTGAGATTCGTCGCAAGCGAATCATTCAGCAGCGAGGAAAGCATAATGTCAATGGTGGTTAAAAGCGAAAGCTTTGAAAATGCCATAATTGACACCAGTGATATGACAATCACAGAATATGATACTGATTCCGTAAGAACATACAGCCTCTTAGAGCTGTTAAAACGCTGGGACGGCGTTGTTGGCGTTACTCTGACAATTCGCCGCAGTATTCAGTTGCCGCCAGATGATGGGAGGGATGAATATTGAATCCAAAATATAAACAGCTTGAAAATGAAGACAATTATGAGTATGGCCTACGGCTGATTGAGATTAAGGTTGAGCAGAACCCTTCTGACTTAGAATGGTCAGATATTGTTGATCTGCTTGGGCTTGATGTCCATTACGATAGTCTTCGTAAAGCTGCGAATGTAACACCGTATTCTGGCTATCATGTGATGAAATACTTCAAGCAGAAGGCAACGCAGGATCTCGGAAGTGCATATCTTGATGAGATTGAGCAGAAGATGCTTGAATTTAAGAAAGAACGCCAACGGTTTTTTGATCAGAGAAACGCTCTTAATAAAGTTGTGCGCGACTTGGCTCGCAAGGATGAAAACTCTGATATTTTTGAGAGGGCAATTACTTCTGGCGTAATTCCACGGTTGGATTATGTGCCATGTGTAATTGAACCAAGCGGAAACGATTTGCTTGTGAGCTTAAATGATTTGCATTTTGGAGCGTGTGTAGACAATTATTGGAATTACTATAATTCTGATGTTTGCGTGCAGCTTCTTAATGAATATCTGGATCGCATCTTTGAAATTGCCGCTTTGCATGGAGCGGAGAATTGCTATGTATGGGCAAACGGAGACTTGATTAGCGGAAATATCCATAAGTCTATTGCCGTGTCGAACAGAGAAAATGTCATTCAACAGGTCGTTGGAGTATCTGAACTTCTTGCGGAGTTTTTGTCTACATTAAGCCATCACTTTAAGAATGTTTACTTTTCTTCTGTTGCTGGAAATCATTCTCGGCTTGAAGAGAAAGATGTTGCTTCAATCCATGAGCGTCTTGACGATTTAGTTGAGTGGTATTTGAAAGCTCGTTTACAAGCTTTCGAGAATGTATCGTTTGATCATTATAGAAAGATCGACGATACGATGTATCTGCTTGATATTCGCGGCAAGACTTATCTTGGTGTGCATGGCGATTATGATGGATCTGCTGGGAAAGTTCAATCGCTTCAGACAATGGCAAAAGAGCCGGTGTACGCTATTCTTTCAGGTCATTTACATCACAATAAGACTGATAGTGTTCAAGGCGTGAAAACGATTATGGCCGGCAGCTTTCTCGGTATGGATGACTACTGCGTTGGAAAGCGCATTTACGGAGCGCAGCAGCAGTTAGTTTGTGTCTGTGATTATAATGGTGTCAAAGCATTTTACGATATTGACTTTGATACGACTCGTTATCGCCCACAAGGGAGCGATAAATTAGCATGAATATCAATAAAGCAGATTTAGTAAATACGCTTGCTCAGAAGAATAAGGCGTATAAGAAGTACATGGTCAAGGATATCGTTGACGATATTTTTGATGAAATTGCGAATGCTCTTAGAAATGGAGATCGCGTTTCGATTTATGGGTTTGGAACATTTGATGTGAAAAAGTACAAGTCACATCCTGCTCTTCATCCGGTAACGAAAGAAAGCATTGTTGTTCCAGAGTTCCAGAATGTCGTATTTAAGTCCGGAGCAGAACTTTTAAGAAGTATTCGAGAGTAACTATGGGACGGGGCTTTTGCCCCTCCCTATTTGGCTGAGTGGAGAAGCTGGTTTTCTTGCCGCTCCCATAAAGCGGAGACGCTGGTTCAAGCCCAGCCTCAGCCACCAAAAAATCTGAAATTATTTTGCTAATTCCTATTGACAACTATGTGCCTATGTGCTATACTCAATAATGTCAAGAGGACATAGCTAAACAATATGCTGGCGTGGCACAATTGGTAGCGCAGGTGATTTGTAATCATCAGGTTGCGGGTTCAAGTCCTGTCGCCAGCTCCATGATCTTTGAAAATTCAATATTTGAATCATGCTTATGATTAACTCGGTGAATAAAGTGTGTCAGCACTCCGAGACACACAGTAGTTCCCGCTGGATTTACGAGGGATACCTTTTATTGTCCAGGCGGCAGTAATGCAGCGATGTATTGCTGGGAGGCGGAAACCGCCAACGAAAATGTGTGTTGCCAAGAGTTATCGCTACAAAAAGCACGGAACTTTCGGGCGCAGCAATAGACGCTCCTGTGGAGAATAATCCTCAAGGATGCTGGTGTGGCAACCAGTACAACCGGAGGAAATGCCAACAATGCGCTCCTGTCTTGATGTCGAAGAAACTCGACTATAACGAAAGTCGCCGGTTAAAGTAGCCGTAGGACAGTTTTGGTGTTTGATCTTTAATACGATATGATGAAAAAGAAATTGTATGAAACTATCAAATTTTCTGAACGAACGGTGAAATTTGCGGGTAAACAATCCCGCGCAGGAATTGGCCTAATACAGTTCGCTGTGTAAGGCTGGGGTAAGAAGTTAAAGGTCGCTCCTTGAAGCTCAGACTTATCTCCCTGGTGGCTGAACATTGTGAGAAGGTAATGGAGGTAGAGCGAAGGCTCAATGATAGGTATGATTCAAGTATTGAATTTTCTTTCTAAGGAATTAGCAAAATAATTTTTACGGGGTGTGTTTTATGCAGTTCAAAATTGCAACAAAGGATCTTAGCAAGTTTTCGGCAATGAATATCGTTTGCGATGGCGATGCAGTAACTCTTAGTTTCGATGATAGTTCGACGAGTGAGCATATTGTTGAGACCGTTTGTAAAGCGCCGCTTGCGATGCCTTTGAAAGATTTGAACCATCTTTCTTGGGACGAAATCAATCAGATCGGATTGTCTGGTAAGGCGCGTGATGTGTTTGCACTTGGCGCACAGAAGAAAGACCACATGAAGAATGGGTTCGTTGCTGTATGGCAGATCATTGGATTTAATCACGATGATCTTGCTGATGGGACTGGCAAAGCACCTCTTTCTTGGGATATGGTTAGAGTTTATAACGAGGACTGGTCGTGGAACGACGAAAGTACGAATCGTGGCGGATATGAAGCTTCTGTTATAAGACGCAGGCTGGATACTGAGTTCTTCTCTCTTTGTTCGGATGAATTGCAGGCAATTATTAAGCCGGTTATTAAACTTACAAGTGCCGGCGATTGCAGCAAGGAAATTATTAAGAGCATTTGTAAGGTTTGGCTCAAGAGTGAGAAAGAACTGTACGGTCGCTGTTTTTATTCGATGCCTGGCGAGGGACATTGGTACGAATACTATCAGCAGGAGGATGTTCCTTACTATAAGGAAGATGATGACGGGAATCGTCGCTGTAATCTGTTGCGTTCTCCGTACTACGCCGGCAGCACCGCCTTCTGCTCTGTGAGCGCGGACGGCAACGCGTTCTACTCCGGCGCCAGGTGTTCCTTTGGCCTCGCCCCCGCTTTCAGCTCCTAATCTCAAATCAAATAAAATCCGTCCTCGAAAGAGGACGGTTACATGGGGACATAGCTCAGTTGGGAGAGCGCCTGCCTTGCAAGCAGGAGGTCGTGAGTTCGATTCTCATTGTTTCCACCAGATCGTGCCATGTTGGTTATGTTGGCGTTTGTGCGGTTCAGCTCATTACTTGACTGCTATTCCAGCTAAAAACCTATCGGCTGCAGACGAGGTTCTACGGACGCATGGCTTTATCTCGGAGTATAGCTCAGTAGGTAGAGCGCACGACTGATAATCGTGAGGTCGAAAGTTCGACTCTTTCTACTCCGACCACAAAATTAAATATGGGGCAGTAATGGGTTCGACGGGGTTTTGATAGGACGAAATACGCAGGTATGGAGACCGCCTAAGGCTCAAACAAAAATGAAATGACAGTGATTCTATTGTGGTTATGATTCATCCCGCTCTGTATGCTGTTATGGAGGGTATTGCTGCTTAATTGCAGTTGATGAATGCCTAAACGATGCACTTTTAGTCTGGGTGAGCATCTGCGGTAATAAAGAATCAGGCTGACATTGCAGTTTTCCTTATTACTGTGAAAAGAAATAAGGTGGTGGAGGTCGCAAGACTGGTGCGGCTCTGAGTTGGTTGATAGCACCAAGCAGCTCGTCTTATGACAAAATGCAAATTGCTATCTATTGCGTAAGAATGTTTTGTTCATGTAGGAATTTCGGACAGGGGTTCGATTCCCCTCTGCTCCACGGCATCAGGAGAGAAGCCTGCTCGTGGCGATGCTGCTTTTACTGATTCTCTCAAAAGTAAATCTGGGTATAGCTCAGTAGGTAGAGCGCGTGATTTGGGATCACGAGGCCGCTGGTTCGAGACCAGCTACTCAGACCATAAAAAGGCACACACAGCAACTTTGGAGGATTTTCTTGCGGATAATAGAAAGTACATAAGTGCCTTGCCGTTGTTAGAGACGCTTACAGCAACTTCAAATTTCTATACATAAAAGATGAGCTGGATTTTATCTATCAAGTGTAAATGATGTTGCGTCTCGTTGAAAATATTGGTTCGTAGCTCAATGGTAGAGCATCCGACTGTTAATCGGAGGGTTGTAGGTTCGAGTCCTATCGTTCCAGCCATATTGGTGTCACAACGTCACTGCGACTTAATGACTGTCTGAATGGATGACAGCGCCAATTTTATTTAGCGGAGTGTAGCAGAGGTAGCTTACCAGCCTCATAAGCTTGTGGTCGTTGGTTCAAATCCAACCTCCGCCCCCATGCCCGTCCACATAAGAGGTGGTTACTCTATAAACCGTAGTGGGAATGAAACCGTCATGTCTGGCAGTGATGACTTTTTTGCAAGGTTTTAGAGTAAAACCTTGCTGCGACTCAACAGCATAGAGTTGGAGGCAAGGCCAATGCCTTGAATTGGCCTATTTGTCCGGTTAGCTCAGCAGGTTAGAGCATCTGCCTTACAAGCAGGAGGTCGGCGGTTCGATTCCGTCACGGGACACCACGAGTCATTATTAAGACAACTAAGACTCTAAAAAATGATTGTCTTCTTTATGTGGGTATGATGTTTAATGGCAAGCATTTCTGCCTTCCAAGCAGACTGTGCGGGTTCAAATCCCGCTATCCACTCCACTCCGAACATTTGTGACTTCTCTACTTGACAAATTGGTTTGGAGAAATGCTGTGATCGCAGGCATTCAATAATCGTCGAGCCTTTTGAGAGTTGGTAATCTCACGGTAGTCCACAGCCCGTCAGTGAATGTAGAGCCGAGTGGAATATAACCTGTCGTATGGGATGGTCGCATCTCTTGTTATATGGCGACGGCTATATAATTGCGATGGGAAATATGCGGGTATGGCGGAACTGGCAGACGCGCCAGATTTAGGATCTGGTGGGCAACCGTGCAGGTTCGATTCCTGTTGCCCGTACCACGAAGAGCGCATACAGCAACCTTATTTATGGAATCAACTTTTAACTGATCAGCCAAACAAGGCGCTCTGCAATTAAAATATGCTGGCGTGGTGGAATCGGCAGACGCGACGGACTCAAAATCCGTTGGTAGAGATACCGTGTGGGTTCAAGTCCCACCGCCAGCACCATATGCGCCAGTAGCTCAATCGGATAGAGCAAAAGATTTCTAATCTTTAGGCTACGGGTTCAAGTCCTGTCTGGCGTACCAAATCAATATTGGGGTATAGCCAAGTGGTCAAGGCACGGGACTTTGACTCCCGTATCGTTGGTTCAAGTCCAACTACCCCAGCCATTTATATGCTCCCATCTTCTAATCGGTATAGGAAGCCGGCCTCTCAAGTCGGCAATACGAGTTCGAGTCTCGTTGGGAGTACCATCAGAAATACTATGCTTTTATATGGTGCGTTGGACGAATTGGTAGAGTCACCGCCCTTTCACGGCGGAATTTAAGGGTTCGACCCCCTTACGCATCACCACTACTCGGGAGAGTGGTAGAGCGGTCAATTACAGCAGACTGTAAATCTGCCGCCTTCGGGCTGCGTTGGTTCAAATCCAACCTCTCCCACCATATTGCGGACAGGACAAACGGTTAAGTCGCAGGTCTCATAAACCTTGAGGAATCGGTTCAACTCCGATGCCCGCAACCAATTTTAATTCTACAGAAAGCGAGGTGGCTTGTATGCCCCGAAAAACGAAGCAAAATGAAATCACAAGCCCTGAGCTTTTGAATCAGGTCAACCCAGACAATGTTCGTTTGAAGCAAGACTTCATTGCATATTTGCAATCTGTCCAGCGTAGTCCCAAAACTATTGCTGGATACTCCAATGACATCGATATTTTCTGGGTGTGGAATTTGCAGAACAACGGGAACAAGTTTTTTCCTAAAATTTCCAAGCGCGATTATGCTGCGTACCAGCATTGGCTTATTAACGAGAATGGGAACTCGCCTGCGCGTGTTCGCCGCTTGAAGTCTGCAATTTCTTCTTTGTCGAACTATGTCGAGAACATTCTCGATGACGAGGATGAGTTTAAGGACTTCCGTTCGACAGTTCGAAAAATTGAGAATCCGGCTATGCAGCAGGTAAGAAAGAAAACAGTCTGGAGCGACGAGGCTTTGGACAAGCTTCTTGATGATTTGCTGGCGTCCGGTCAAAACAAAAAGGCGTGCGCCGTTGCTCTTGCAATGTGCAGCGGTCGCCGTAAAGCAGAGCTGTGTCGATTCAAAGTGGATGACTTCAAAGATGAAAACCTCGTGTGCGGCGGAGCGCTGTATAAGACCAGCGAGCCCATTCAAACGAAGGGGTTCGGTCTTGGCAAGTACATCTACTGCTATACTCTTGCGAAAAAGTTCAAACCATATTTCGATGCGTGGATGGCAGAGCGCCAAAAGCTCGGCATCGAGTGTGAGTGGCTTTTCCCCGCCGGTACTACAAGTGAGCAGATGAGTGATACAACGCTCAATAGCTGGGCTAACACATTTAGCCGCATGACTGGTGAGGATTTCTACTGGCATAGTTTGAGACATTACTTCACAACACATCTTGCCAAACTCGGACTACCCGATAATGTTATCCAAGATATCGTCGGATGGGAGTCTGCCGACATGGTTCGTGTCTATAAAGACCTGAGTGCCGAGGAACAAATCTCTCAGTATTTCGATGAAAACGGAGAAATTCGTTCTGATGCTCAAAAGTCTCTGGCAGACCTGTAACAGAAAGGACGGTATAAAGGATGGATATTAAAAGGGTCGATTTGATTCAACAGCTTGTGGACAAGCACGGTTATACGAAGAAAGCTGCGACAAGTATCGTTGATGATTTCACTGACATTATTCTTTACAATCTCGGAAACGGAGACACCGTTTCCATCCATAACTTCGGTTGCTTTGACATCTTAGAGCGCAAGGCTCGCAGTTGCCCGAACCCGCAGACTGGCGAGAAAGTCGATGTACCTGCGCATTGGATTCCCCGGTTTTACCCCGGCAACAAAATGCGCTTGGTTGTCAAGCTGTGGGAAGATAGCACCAAAAGGGGGCTGAGGTAAATGGCTGAGGCTCCAAGACGTAAGAGGCTTGAGAAGACCGTTGATGATTCGATGACCATTCAGACTTCCCAAAAGTTTTACTGTTGCAGATGCGGCACATCATACAGCCGGAAAAAGGGCTACTTCCCAGTGAGTCATAGCCCCATGTATCGCGGTTCTGGCTTTTTGCCAATGTGCAATGACTGCGTTGAGGATATGTACGAACAGTATCGTGCAATGCTCGGCGATGACAAGGCGGCTATGAAGCGTATGTGCATGAAGCTCGACCTTTATTGGAACGAAGACATCTACACAATGGTTGAACGCACGGCTGGCGTTCACTCTCGGGTTCGCAATTATATCGGAAAGACCAACATCATTCGTTATATCGACAAAACCTTTGACGATACGCTCGATGAAGAGGTGTTGCTTGAACCAGAAGAGACTCCCACTGCTTCATATATTGCACAGCCGGAAGATACCGCCGAGGCAGACGTTGACCAAGCCCTTGTTGATTTCTGGGGTGCCGGTTATACTCCAGACTTTTACCTTGAGCTGGAGCGCCGCTATAAGGATTGGACTGGCGACAGGCAGGTTGTTGACCCGAGTGAGCGTGCGTTGTACCGACAGATTTGCTTGCTCGAATCCATTATTGCACGCGACAGTGCGCAGGGCAAACCAATTGATAAAAACGTTAACGCGCTTAATTCTCTGCTTGGCAGTATGAACTTGAAACCGGCGCAGAAAAAGAACGATGTAGACGCTGAACTCGACAAGATGCCGCTCGGTGTTGGTATCCAGAAATGGGAGTACAGCAGACCTCTTCCTGAAACGCCAAAGGAAAAGCGCGATATCCGTGGAACGATTAAGAATATCACAACGTGGTATCTTGGTCACGCTTGCAAAATGGTCGGCTTGCGCAACAGTTACTGCAAGATGTACGAAGACGCAATGGATGAGCTTCGTGTTAAACACCCAGAGTACGACGAAGAGGATGACGACTCCTTGTTGAATGATATCTTTGGCAGTCCTCAATCCAGTGGTGATATGTAATGGCATCACCAAATCAAAGCAGACGCTCTCGTGTTATCGAGGGCATGGCGATTTGGGGCAGCTATTACCGCGAGAACATCGACATCTTTGTCGAAGAGTATTTGCAACTTGATTTTCTGAAATGGTTCCAGACTGCTCTTCTTGTAATGATGGACAGAAGCCGAACGTTCCTGTGGATTGCTGCCCGAGGAATGGGTAAATCATTCCTTATCGCCATTTTCGTAGTCATTCGATGCATCTTATACCCCGGCACAAAAGTCGTCATTACATCTGGCACACGCGGTCAGAGTATTAACGTGCTGGAAAAGATTCAAACAGAACTGATGCCTGTATCCCCAAATCTTAGAAATGAGATAGATATGGGCGACACAAAGTTTTCTGGGCAGGACGCAAAAATAATGTTCAAGAACTCCAGTTATATCAAGGTCGTTACAGCTTCAGATAACGCTCGAAGCAACCGTGCGAACATCTTGATTGTGGACGAGTTCAGAATGGTTAAGAAAGATACCATTGACACCGTCTTGAAAAAGTTCCTGACAAGTCGTCGTATGCCTCCATACAGAGATTTGACCCCGGCTGAGCGTAAAGCTGAGTACGCTAAAGAGCCGAACAAATCCTGTTTCTTATCCTCTGCTTACTTCAAAGACCATTGGTCATACAACAAAATGCTGGACACATTTAAGCTGATGCTTGATGATTCTAAGACAGATTTTGTGTGCGGCTTCCCGTATCAACTCTCCATCCAAGAGGGGCTTCTTTTCCCCGAAGACGTTGAAAGCGATATGCTCGAAAGCGACTTTAATGAAATCAAATGGAGCATGGAAATGGAAGCCATGTGGTTTGGCGCAGAGGACGGCTCATTCTTTGATTTTGACTCCATATCAAAGAACCGCCGTATCAGTTACCCGATGCTACCGGATAAGCTGTCCGCACTTCTTGGCAATAGCCAGAAGGTAAAAATTCCACCAAAGCAAAACGGTGAACGCCGTATTTTGTCTGCGGATATTGCTCTGATGAGCAGTAAAAAGCATAATAACGACGCCTCTGCTGTGTTTATCAACCAAATGCTTCCGACCAAAACCGGACGATTTATGAGCAACATTGTGTACGGTGACACCTTTGAGGGTATGCACACTGAAGACCAAGCTTTGGTGATACGCAAATTGTACGATGAGTATTCTTGCGATTACATTGTGCTTGACTGTACAGGTCTTGGTCTTGGTGTTTACGATGCTCTTGTCCGAGACATGGTTGACCCAGACACCGGAGAAGTTTATCCCGCATTGTCCTGTTGCAACAATCAGGAAATGGCTGACAGATGCACAACCAAAGGTGCCGATAAGGTCATTTGGGCAATCAAGGGTTCTCCAATGCTGAACTCTGAATGCGCGGTGCTTTTGCGTGAGGGCTTCCGTAGCAGCAAAATCCGGTTACTCATCACTGAGTATGACGGAGAGGCGCTTCTGTCTGACATTAAGGGGTACAACTCCCTTTCACCGCTGGAAAAGGTGATGCTTCAGAAGCCATATGTACACACGACCTTGTTGATTGATGAGCTTGTCAAGCTCCAACACGAGGAGTCCGGTGGTCGTGTTCGAGTCTATGAAAAGTCTGGGATGCGCAAAGACCGCTATTCCAGCTTGAGCTATAACTACTATGTCGCCCTGCAGCTTGAAAGCAAATATGGGCGCACAAAAACGGCAGACTTTAATGCGAATGATATATTCATGTTTAAGCCTCCGAAACTCAAATAAGAAAGGTAGGTGATATCTGAGTGGGCAAACAAACCAAGAAAACTAATGTTGATGGGATGATTGGTATTTCTCAGCGATTTGCAGTTTTGAATCGTCTTATCACGAGAGATATGAACAACAACACCAGTGCTCCGACGTTCTCGTTGTATTCCAAGGACAATATTACGGAGTACCTTACAAACCCGTACACATATGAGAAGCAACTGCGTAAGGCTGTTACATACATTTATGGCGCAAGTTCGCATTTCCGCAGGCTCATCCAGTATTTCACTGGTCTTTCGGATTTCGCATACGTTGTCTCTCCATACCGTATTGACCCAAAGAGCGTAAATGTGAAGTCGGTCAATCGAAACTACCGTAAGGTTTTGAACGCCATGTCAGCTATGAATGTTCGTTCCCAATTCCCCAAAATTCTTACGGTTTGTCTCCGCGAGGACACATTCTATGGAACACTATGGGTAACCAACGACAACATTACAATCCAACAGTTGCCGTCTGATTATTGTGGCATTTCCACAATTGAAGGCAATGTGCTAAATGTAACATTCGACTTCTCATACTTTGATGCGCACAGTCAATATTTGGATTATTACCCAACTGAGTTCCAACAGAAGTACAAGGTCTATCAGTCAAACCGCCGTGCCCGTTGGCAGGAGCTTGATTCACCCACGTCTTTTGCAATCAAATGCAACAACGATATTCTGGATTACTCCATTCCTCCGTTTGCCGGTATTCTTCGTGAGGTCTATGACCTCGAAGACTATAAGCAGCTCAAGCTCACGAAGACAACGCTTGAGAATTATGCCATGCTGGTAATGACGCTCGGCATCAACGAAGATGGCGAATGGCAAATGGACTTGGACAAGGCAAAGGAGTTCTGGCGCAATCTCGATTCGGTTTTACCGGAAGAGATTGGCAGTGTTCTCTCCCCTATGCCCATTAGTAAAATCAGCTTTGAGAAATCAAACACAGGCGATACCGACACTATCTCTGAGGCTGAACAAAATATGTTTACTGCTGCAGGTGTATCTTCTCTTCTGTTTAACAATGATAAAGCATCTGCGAATGCGCTGCTGCTGTCTATCAAGGCTGACCAAGCAATCACGTTTGGAATTGTAAAAAGCATTGAGGATATGGTGAACCGCTTCATTCAGTCTCAGAGCTACGGAAAGAACTTTAAGGTTACGTTCCTTGATTGCAGCCCATTTAACCGTAAAGAGCTTGGCGATATGTATCTCAAAGCTTGTCAATTCGGTCTTCCATTTATCTCAATGTATGCAGCCTCTCAGGGAATGTCCCAAAGTGAAGTTGATTGTATGAGCTTCTTGGAGAACGAGGTTCTTGGGCTTGCGAGTATGTTTAAGCCATTGCAGAGTTCTTCCACATTAAGTGGCTCGTCTGACAGCAATGCTGCTACCGATGAAGGCGGTGCGCCGCAAAAAGACACTGGCGACCTAACCGACTCTGGTGAGCAGACTCGGGAGGACGGTGACGACTGGTGATGGAGAGATTCATCTATGTGGTTGGTGAAGAGGCGCGAGACCGTCTTGTGAATATGGGTTATCGCCTATTAAGAGAGGACAAGGCGAAACATATTTATGTGTTTCTAAACCAAGACAATCAAAAATTTTCGTGTACGGACATTCAATTTGCAATGTCTGACACTTTGACCTTCTAACCCGCACACCTGTGCGGGCTTTATTATGCCCAAAGATAGGTGGTGAACTGTGACATGAGCGAGAGAACCATGAGAATCGTGTTCTCTTCTGGTATCAGCAACTTAGTTGAGAAGAACTCTTCTTTTGATAGCGGCGTCCTTCGTGTTGCTTATACTGGCAAGAATCGCAATAACAGCTTCATCAGCAAGGAAACCTATGAGCGCTGTATCCAGAGCATTTATAACTGTCCAATTGTGTGTAACTACGACAGAGAGACCGACACAATTGGTTCGCACGATATAGAGCTTGTATCCACAGATGACGGTGGCATGAAAATTGTCAACATTACTCAGCCGGTCGGCGTTATCCCAGAGAGCGCCAAGTATTGGTGGGAAGAAATCGAAGACAATTCCGGTGTCCATGAGTATTTGTGTGTAGACGCTTTAATCTGGAAACGCCAAGAGGCGTATAGAAAAATCAAAGATGATGGCATTACAGACGAGTCAATGGAAATCTCCATCAAAGAAGGAGAAATGGTTGACGGGATGTACGTCATCAAACGATTTGAATTCACAGCGTTTTGCCTGCTGGGAACAGCGGAGCCCTGCTTTGAGTCAGCGTCGTTGGAGATGTTCTCATGTGACGGTTTCAAACAACAGCTTGCTGAGATGATGCAGGAATTCAAGGAAGCATTTACTACAGCACAACCCTCGAAAGAGGTTGGCATACACCCACAAAATTATTCGGAAGGAGGAGAAGAGGTATTGGAACAGAAAGTTGCACTGATGGCAGAGTTCGGTCTGACTACCGAGATGCTTGATTTCAATATCGATGATTTCAGCGTTGAAGAACTGCGCGAAAAGTTTGAAGCGCTGAAGACCACTGGTAGTGAGCCTGCCGCAAATGCAGGTAACCCCGAGAGCTTTGCTCTGGAAGGACAGTTCCGCGATGAACTGTTCGGAGCTTTGGAGTCAGAAAAGGTCGAAACCTGCTGGGGAATGGATTCCCACTATTGGTTCTGGGATTACGACAGAGATGCGTCTGAAGTGTACGCGACCGATGTCACGGACTGGAACCTGTATGGATTCCCTTATTCAATGGATGGCGACCATGTCGTTATTGACTTCGCTGGCAAGAAACGGATGAAGCTGTCTCTTGTTCCGTTCGACGAGGGCGGTCAAGCCGACCCTATCAGCGGAATGTTTGCAAAGATTACTGAAAAGTATTCAGCGAACGATACGCAGTGGGCTGAAAAGTACCAGACCGCCTCCGACACGATTTCGTCTATGGAGAACGAGCTTGGCACTTTGCGCCAGTTTAAGACAGATACCGAAGACGCCGCTGCAAAGGGCGAACGGGAAAAGGTCTTCGCTCAGTTCGAAGACTTGGTTGGCGTCGAGGCGTTTGAAAACCTGCGTGAACATTGCACTGAATATGCGGTTGATGTTCTTGAGGAGAAATGCTATGCAATCCGTGGTAGAAACGGAACTGCTGCAAAGTTCTCTGTCGAGCCCAAGAGTCCCAAGCTGGTGGTTGAGAAGACCAGCGTAACGCCGGAGCCCTATGGCGGTGTTTTCACCGAATACGGAATTGCTTCGCGCAATCAACATAATTAAATAACAAACAAGGAGGAGTCGATTTATGGCTTATGCAGTTATTCGTACCGACCTGATGAGCGGTACTAAGCAGCCTGCTGACCTTGTCTCCCTGCGCTTCTATGATGCGTCTGGCAATAAGGCAGAGGTGGAGAACGGCGTTATCGTCAAGCTTCAGGGTTATGAGGATGGCGAACGCGAAGTTATGAAGGCTGTCGCAGCGTCTGCTGGTGATGACCTGAACGATTGTGCAATCGTTGCTGCGCCCGAAGTCATGTATGATGAGCGCAAAAAGAATCTGGACGAATTTATCAATGAGGCTGGTAAAGCTACTCGTGGCTATATCCCTCGTAGCCGCAATGTTTTCTCTGTGACCAAGGAAGGTTTCGTTGGCGGCACCGTCCCCACCAAGGGCGCCGAGGTCGGTATCGGCACTGGTGGCAAGATTGATGCCGCTGGCAAAGGTCTTGGTGCCTGTGTGGATGTTGAGGTCGTTGGTCGTTATACCTATTACGTCATTAAGATTGGTAAGACCGAGGGCGCTTCTGCCACTGTTGGCGGCTAATTTTTGAGAGGAGGTAAAAGCTAATGGCTGAAATGAAAGATATCGTTAAGGTCGCTGTCGATGCCTATCATGGCAATGTTGAACAGTATTCTGTCGGTCAGTCAATGGAGCTCCTGCATAAGGCTCTGATTGATGCCAATGGCGGCAGCACTACCCTTAACTATAAGAATATCCGCGACGGCAAGTGCAGCGGTCTGTTTACGTTGATTGAGGAGGTTCTCTCCCGTACTGTCGTTGAGGGTCTGCAGGGTGATGAGTATTTCAACGCTCTGGTTGATTTCCGCAATGTCGCCGAGGGTGACAAGAACATTTTCGAGGTTGAAGACAGCAATCTCTTTATCGTGTCCGAGGCTGCAGATGGCACGCAGGGCATTCGCCGTCAGCGTCTGAGCGGCATCAGCGAAGTTTCTATTCCGACCTCTCTGAAGGTTGTGAAAATTTACGAAGAGCTCAACCGCGTCCTTTCTGGTCGTGTTGATTTCAACACGTTTATCAGCAAGGTCGCCGAGTCTTTCCGTCAGAAGCTTCTGAACGATGTCTACTCCCTGTGGAGCACCGCTACTGCGGACGACTTCGGTGGTGTTACTTACTTCCCGACCGCAGGCGCGTATGATGAGGAAGAACTGCTTGACCTGATTGCCCATGTTGAGGCTGCTGCCAACGGCAAGCCCGCAACTATTATCGGCACCAAGAAGGCTGTCCGCAATCTGGCTCCGTCCATTCAGGGTACGGATTCCAAGAGCGACCTGTACAACCTTGGCTACTACGGCAAGTTCTACGGTACTCCGGTTGTCGTGACTCCGCAGCGCCACAAGATTGGTTCTACCGAGTTTACGCTCGCAGATGATATGCTGACCATCATCGCTGGTGATGACAAGCCCATCAAGTGCGTGTACGAAGGTGACCCCATTGTTGTGATGGGCGACCCGCTGTCCAATGGTGACCTGACTCAGGAGTACCTGTATGGCGAGAAGTACGGCATGGGCATTGTGCTGGCTGGTGGTAACGCCGGTATCGGTCGCTACGAGATTGCCTGATAGACCATAAGCAAAATACGCGGGGCTCTTCGTGAGCCCCGCATTATGTATGAAAGGGAGATTTTACAATGGCAAATGAAAACGCAAAAACTCGCGGTGGTCAGCAGGCTGCTACACCGACTGAGTTAAAACAGGAAACATCTCGCGCTGCAGAAAAGCGCCCGCTCGTCCCGAAGGATATTGACCCGCATACGATTATCACCGTCCGTAATGGTTTCCAAGGTCGCCTTGTGTACAGAAGCAAAAAGACAGGCGAACGATTCGTCTGGGATTCCTTTGGTGCAGAGCAGGATATGGAGATTGGCGAGCTTCGCAATGCTCGGAATTCAAACAAGAAGTATTTCATCAACAACTGGTTTATGTTCGACGAGCCGTGGATTGTTGATTATATCGGTATGAGCCAATACTACAAGTTTGCAATCGCCATCAGCGATTTCGATAAGCTCTTTGAAAAGCCTATCGCTGAAATCGAGCGTGCCGTTTCCAAACTTTCTGACGGTCAGAAAAAGTCCATCGCATATCGTGCAAAGCAGTTGATTGCCAGTGGCGGCATCGACTCAAATAAGACCATTGCTACTTTGGAGAAATGCCTCGGTGTTGAGCTGGTCGAGCACGACAAGTAAGGAGCGTGATTATAAATGAGCGTTCCATATGATGTGTTCACGGATGCGTTCTTATCGAAAATCACAGAGTACGACTTTGTCAATATGCGTGACTTTGAAAGGAACGGTCTGATTGACGGTTACATGAAACGGGCAATTGCGTCCTTCCGAAAGATTTGCAAGTATGACCTATCCACAACCGGCGATGACATCATTCGAGAGTTTGATGTGAACATCCCCGATGAAGATTTGGATGAGATTGCAGACATCGTTTCTGAAGGTATGCTTGTTCAGTGGATGAAACCTTATACATACAAGCAGGAAAGTCTGGAAAGTGTTTTGAACACGAAAGACTTTACCACCTATTCTCCCGCAGAGTTGCTCATGCGTATCGGCAACGCATATGCAGCCGCTCGAAAAGATTTTACGAATATGATGAGGGAGTATTCGTACAATCACGGGGATTTAACGGACTTGCACTTATGATGATTCAGACCACGGTTGGCGTGCCGATGGACGCTATGGTCTTGAATAATTATTTCCGCACCCTCATCAATCTTTTCTTTAAGATTCTTCCTATCAAGGAAAGCGGAGAAAGTTCATTGGATACCTATATGAGAAGTCTTCAGGCGGAGTTGCTTGGTTGTAAGGAGCTCATTGAGGCAATCCACGAAGACCCCTTGTTCCTGTCTTTGATTGCCATCCTGCAATACCTCATCGATAATCCATCTTGCGAAGTTTCGGTGGTAAAGCGTGAGGTGTTCCGTGCAATTTCAATTTGCAATAAATTGAAATCACGATATGCCGTGCCGCAGGAGGTGTCAAAATGAACCCTTGGAACACATACCGTTCCAGAATCAATGCTCACGGCATCACAAAGCGCGACTCTGTTTTGCAGCGAGAGCGAGCGTTTTTAAGCGCGAAGCTTCCTGCAAGCCTTTCGTACCATCAATTGACCGTAAACGGAACTGTACGCAATATGGCTGTCATTAACTCCGACAACCTTAATCTGAAAACACTGTGTACGATGCCCGGAGAAGATTTGCCGCACGGCGGTCTGGTCGAATGGATGGGCAATCACTGGCTGATTACCGAGAAAGATGCCAATAACGAACTGTACACGAAGGGCACAATGAAGCAGTGCAACTATCTGCTTCGCTGGATTGCGGAAGACGACACAGTCGTTGAACGGTGGTGTGTCATTGAGGATGGCACGAAATATCTGACCGGTGAATACGGCGACAACGATTTTATTGTTGTGCGCGGTGATTCACGAATTTCACTAACACTTGCTAAGGACGAGTATTCCATTCAGTTAAATCGTAACAATCGCTTTTTGATTGATGACTATGATTCGAAGAACGTCCTTGCTTATCGTCTCACCAAACCGTTTAAGCTCGGTGGAAGCTATAACGGAGAGGGCGTCCTTAACTTCGTTCTTACGGAGTGCAATACGGAAGACAGCGATAACATCGAACTTCATATTGCAAACTACTATGACCATTTCCCGAAAGAGAAACCGGACGAGCCAGACACTCCGCCCGGTGACGATACACCAGATGTACCTGATGGAAAGAAGGTGTGGTTCTGATGCAACTGGAAGAGTTTTTCGATTATAAGAACCAACTGATGAATGACCTCTTGACGAACGAGGAAATCGTGCGGCTCCTTGCCGATGACTGCAAACCAGTCAACGATGTTCAAGACCTCGTTTATAAGCAGGTATTTCCATATGAGTACATTCCAGAAACCATTGAGCACGGGCAGACCTTTATCTGCTGCGATGTTGACATCCAAAAATCTGTAAATAAGACTTTTCTGATTCCGGTTTTATATATCTGGGTCTTTAGCCACAAGAGCAAGCTCAGATTGCCAAAGGAAACCGGCGGTGGGATTCGTACTGATAAACTGTGTTCCGAGATTGCAAAGGCTGTTAATGGCAGTCGATACTACGGTCTCGGTGAGTTGGATTTATACGCTGTGAAACGTTTTGCTCCAATCACAGATTATCAGGGGAAAGTCCTCACGTTCCAAGCAAAAGACTTCAATCGGACATTGCCGACCGGTAAGCCAGTTCCCTCCAACAGGAAAAATGGATAATGCCGACACGTCATTTACTGTATCAAAAAGACTACCCAATAAATGACTATATTCGGGTTATGATTCCGACTGTTGGTGAAGTATTGGAAAACGAGGATAACTACTACAGCATGGTGTCAATGCTCACTGCTATGCCCATAGATATGATGGTACAGCTTGATGATATCGGGATTGATTTCACAACCATTAACGAGTGGGAGCTTTTTCTCCTCTTGTTTAACTCCTTAAAAGAACAGGACACCTCACTAATTTTTGGAGACTTTGACCTAAAGCCATTCCAACCTGCAATCAATCCGCAAAACGGAAATGTGATTCTGGTTAACAAGGCAACCGGTGTACGAATCGACCGTGCTCTGCATGGGCAGATTGCCGTGGCTCTTAGGAAAATCCACCACCTTGAAAAGGATAATCGCAAGCCAGCAAACGGCGAAGCGAGAGAATATATGATTGAGCGTATGCGAAAGAAGCTGCGTCGTAGGGGTATGCGAACAACCGACTCTCAGCTTGAAGAGTTGATTGTCGCCCTTGTTAACACAGAACAGTACCACTATGGATTTGAGGGGACACGAGAACTCTCTATCTATCAGTTCAATGAGAGCGTGCGCCAAGTAATCAAGAAAATTGACTATGACAACAAGATGCACGGCATCTATGCTGGCACGGTCAGCGCGAAAGACCTAAGCCAAGATGATTTGAATTGGCTAACTCACAAATAGGAGGAATGTCTAAATGAATATCAATGATATCACCATCACCAGCCTTGAGACTATCAATGCATTTGACATCGTGACTGGTGCATTCAAGTTCACTCTGGACGAGCTGCAGAATGCAACTATCGCTCAGACTCAGGAAAAGACCGACATCACCGGTAAGCAGGGTCGCAAGCTGAACTCTCTGAAGAAGAATAAGGCTGTTACCATCAGCGGTACCAATGGTCTGGTTTCTGGCGGTCTGCTCGAAATGCAGGTCGGCAGCGAGTTTGAGAACAAGAAGACCACGGTTAAGTGGCACGATTATCTCACCGTTAGCGGCAATGCTGCGTCTACTGCTTACAAAGCCGTTGGTACGACCGGAAATGAAGTCGAGTCTGTTTATGTCAAGAACAGCGACGGTACCCTCGGTAAGACTTTGACTCAGGGCGCAGAAGTTGCTGAAGGTGTTTTCACCTACAATCCTCAGACGAAGGCACTTGCCTTTAATGATGGAGAAATCGCAGACAACACAGAGATTGTCGTGTACTATATGCGCCAGATTCAGGCTGACGTTCTGGAAAACCTGAGCGACCACTATTCTGGCAAGTGCGCTTTGTACATTGATGCCTTTGCCGAGGATAAGTGTGCGAATGTGTACCGCATCCAGTTCTACATCCCCAAGGCTGACTTCAATGGCGAGTTCAGCTTCGAGATGGGCGACAACCAGACTGTCCATGCGTTTGAGGCTGAGTCTCTGTCCGGTGCTTGCGGCACCAGCGGCGCTCTGTGGACTTACACCATCTTTGGTTCCAACGCTGAGGATGTTGCCTAAAGAAAGTAGGTGGTAAACATGGCAACTGCGGTCAAGAGATGTCGCGTTTGTGGCAAGGAGTATGAAGCCTGCCGCAGCGCAAATAGAGCCGCAGGCGTGTTCCGGTGGCAAGAGGTAGCGTGTTCTCCCGAGTGTGGAAGTATTTATCTCCAGCAGATAAATGAATCCAGAGGCATTGTTGATGCGCGGAAGAAGAACAAGCATAAAAAGCCCGTTGTTGCCGAACCTGTTGTTTCTGAGCTTCAGGTCGCAGAAGAGATTCTGCCGGATGAGGCGCCTGCTGAAATCGAATAAGCAAAATGGGAGGGTAGAGTAATCTGCCCTCCCTTTCTCTGTTAGGAGGCGCTATGGAGCGGAGCAAGTTTAACGTAGATAAAGATAAAGAAAAACGAACTTACAACAATATCGTATTCGACAGCCAGCTTGAAATGAAATACTACAGGGATGTACTTTGTCCCGCAGTGGAAAGCGGCGAAGTAACTTATTTTGAGTTACAGAAAAAATATGAGCTGCAACCGAAGTACACTCACAATGGCAAGACGGTCTTGCCAATCATTTATGTTGCTGATTTTTATATGGAATATGCCGATGGGCACATTGAAGTAGTAGACACGAAGGGGTGCCCTGATAGTGTGGCAAAGCTAAAACGAAAACTGTTTTGGTACATATACCCAGACATTGACTATAAGTGGATTACTTATGTTCAAAAGTGGGGCGGTTGGCTTGAGTACGAAGTGGTAAAAGAATTGCGCAAAGAAGCAAAGCGCAGCAAGAACAAAAAGGAGGAACCCGATAATGGCTAAGTCGGAAAAGAAAATTTCAATCGCATCTTTGGACAAGGTGCTCAAAGAACAAGCAGTGGATATTGCAACAGAACAGTGGTTTGGTAATGAGGTGAAAATTAAGCACACACTCTCTTTTTCGGAGGCGCTGGCATTTGTTGACGATGTGGTGTCAAGCTGCTTTCATACGACTGGTGGTTATATGCCAGAGTTGCAGGAGTTCGTTGTAAAGAGCAACATCTTGACTCGCTACGCCAACTTCAACCTTCCCGATAATTTAGAGCACCGCTATTCTTTGCTCTATAACACGGATGCAGTTGACGTTGTGATTCGGCACATCAACCAGAAACAGCTCGACGATATTCTGGAATCCATCTCTGAAAAGATTAGCTATCTGTGTGAGAGCAATATTGCTGCTATTGAGCGTCAGATGAATGAGGTTGTTTCTGCGTTTACTGAACTGCAGAAAAAGACCGAGGCTATGTTTGCCAACATTACGCCAGACGATATCTCGAAGCTGACATCCGCTATGGCAGATGGTCAATTCAGCGAAGAGCGTCTTGTCAAGGCATATACGAATCAGATGAAGGGTGATGCCGATGAGTCTGTCGAGCAAACTGAACGCATGGATTAAGTCCCCACAAGGGCAATCTCGCCTCCAAAACAAGTTGGAAGAATATAATCGGAACGGTGTTAAGAAAACTGCTGCAGGCGATTCGGTTATACCTGAGACACGCATATATGAAGCCGCTGCAAAGTTTATCCAAGTTCTTCAAATGACAGCAAAGAGCTACGACCTACCGGATTCGGTTATGAAGCACATTGAAGGAATGAGTAGTAGCGGAACTATAATTCAGACTGAAGAAGGTTTCGAAATTCCTTTATACTTTGAGGGTGATTTGCATCGTGACTCTCTCGACAATGATTTGGGGTACGAAGGCATCAACAACATCGTTGCCCTTTTCAATAACGGATATCATGCGCAAAACTATGTGTATGGTTGGTGGGACAACCATTCACCATCTGGTGCGGCAATTGGACACTCGCTGTACAACGATAACTATGCGTGGGTACGAAGCAAGAAAGAACGAGATGCACTGAAGTTTATTCAACAGGCAATCAGCGACTTTAACGGGAACTATGGTTCCGAATACAATATTACTGCCGTAATTGCGGCAGATATATATGAACAATAATTTTGAAAGGCTTGGCTTTATGCCAAGCCTTTTCTTCATAAAGGACGGTGATGAACGATGGCAATGGACGCAGATGTACGGTTACTAATTGGAGTTGCCCGTGGCGGTGCAGATGGTGACAGCGAAGCTCTTATCCGCAAAGAACTCAACGAAATCATGGGCAAAATCAAGCTCGAAGCCAAACTGGATAGTAAATCATTCGGTGAGCAAATCCGCAAACAGCTTGATGCAATTAGCAAGAACGGCAAATTTTATGTCAACTTGTCAAAGATTAACATCGGTGCCGGTGCCATTGCTGATTTTAGACGCCAGCTAAACACCGTCATCAATACTCTCAACCTTGATAAAGGGACAAGCATTACGCTGACTGCAGAAGGCATTGGAGAGGTTAAGAGTAAGATAAAAGAAACCGCAACAGTAACAGATGAAGCCGCCAGAAAGATGGCGGAGTTCAACGTTCAGATTGCTGCAATGAAAAAGCAATCCAAGAACATTGATACCGGTCTTGGGTCTTTGAGCAAGGGAGCAACTGCAGAAGAGGCTGCTCAGGTTACTGCACTGCTTGAGAGATATAAGGCGTGGCAGGTTGAGTTTGAGACACTTCGTCTCCAAGGTGTCGATGGTAGCAATGAGCGCCGAAAGGCACTTGAAGATGAAGCGGCTGCAATCCTTGTAAACATCCAACGAATCAATGAAGAACGAGAGGCTACTGCCGAAGCAGCGCAGGCAAAGGTTCAAGCAGAACGTGAAGCAAAGGCTGCGGATGATGCAACAGTAACGGCTGAAAACAGGAAAAACGCCGCTATGAAACAGGGCGTTATGCTTCTTACGCAAATGCAAAAAGCGGAGCAGGATTGGACTGCTGCGCAAAGCGGACGGAGCAGCGAACACTATAATAACATTCGGCAGGGTACGGTGTACCTGCAAGAATATCTTGGTCAGCTTGAGCGTGGAGAAATCTCTGTTGATGAATTCCAACGCAGGCTTGCTGGTTTGCGGACATCTTTTGCTGAGTCATCAAATGCCATTAAGAGCGCCGGTGAAAATACTAAGACACTGAGCGAGCGTGTTGGTGGTCTTGCTGCCAAGTTTACGTCATGGCTTACTGTTTCTCAGATTGTTATGAAACTCTATTCTTCCTTAAAGAAGATGGTTTCTGCTGTTATTGACATTGATACAGCGATGACTGAGCTGAAGAAAGTCACAGATGAAACGAGCACCGTATATGCTAAATATCTCGATGACGCATCTGTTCGTGCGAAAAAACTCGGTGCAACAATTGCTGATACAGTTACAGCGTCTGCTGATTTCGCTCGCCTTGGCTATACACTGGACGAAGCTGCACAATTAGCTGACGCGGCATTGGTGTATAAAAACGTTGGCGATGGCATTGAGGATGTTAGCCAAGCATCCGAAAGTATTATTTCAACAATGAAGGCATTTGGTATTGAGGCTGAAAATGCTATAAGCATTGTTGATAAATTCAACGAGGTCGGTAACAATTTTGCTATTTCCTCAGAGGGAGTTGGCGAGGCGTTGCGGCGTTCAGCCTCTGCGCTTGCTGCCGGTAATAATACTCTGGACGAGAGTATCGCTCTCATTACTGCTGCGAACAGTGTTGTTCAAGATGCTGACGTTGTCGGTACGACAATGAAGACGGTCTCCATGTACCTCCGCGCAGCAAAGACCGAGGCAGAAGAAGCTGGAGAGAGTACGGAGGGTATGGCGAATAGCGTGTCAGAGCTCCGCGAGGAACTTCTGGCACTCACAAATGGTAAGGTTGATATTCAGATTGACGAGAACACTTTCAAATCTACTTATCAGATTATGAAAGAGTTGGCGGGTGTCTGGGGCGAGCTTACCGATATCACACAAGCAAATATTTTGGAACAGATTGGTGGCAAACGAAACGCCAATGTTGTTTCATCAATGCTTGAGAACTTCAACGTAGCTGAAGATGTCGTTAAAACAGCGGCAAATTCTGCTGGCTCTGCGTTGAAAGAAAACGAAAAATATCTTGACAGCATCAACGGTAAGATTGCTGAATTCAAGGCAACGTTTGAAGAGCTGTCTATGACCCTCATTGACTCTGATTTTGTAAAGCAGGTCATCGAGTTGGGTACTGGGCTGCTTGATGTACTTAATGTGCTGGCAAAGGTGATTGATAAAGTTGGTGGATTGAATACCGTTCTGTATGTTACAGTCGGTATCCTTGCCACGATTAAAGCTGATGCCATAAAGACTTTCCTTGTTACGACAATCCCCAGTGCACTGGCGAAGGTGACTTCCGCCGTTTCAACCTTTGTTACTGGGTTTAAGCAGCTCCCGGCTGTTATCAAGGCGATGAATAGTCAGACTGCGCTTGCAATCCCCGGAACGTCTCGCCTATCTGTCGCACTAAAAACACTTGGCATTTCAGCGTCTACCGCTCAGATTGCGGTCGCTGGTATTGCCGCCGCCATAGGCGCAATTCTTTTAATCAAAAACGCTATCGAGGATGCTCGTACCAAGCGGATTGAAGAGGCTGCGTCTACAATCGCAAGCACAGAAGCGACCATTGAAAATGCAGATGCAGTGAAGGCTGCATATATTGAGTACGAGAAGTACGCAAATCGCACAGACCTTACTGAAAGCGAAGAAGCATCCTTTAAGACCGCCCTTGACAAGGTAACCAGTGCTCTTGGAGATAAAGCTGTTGCGTTGGAGGGTTTGACGCAGGGCACCAAAGATTATACAGAGGCATTAGATGGTGCCATTAAGAAAGAACTTGAAGAGGCTCAACTTGCAGCAAAAGAAAAACGTGTGGCTGCTGAGAAGAAACTTCAAAGTGAAACTTGGTCTGGTTGGGATGGTTCCAAAATTTCTTATAACATCCAAGATGCGTGGACGGATGAGGAATATGTTAAAGCAAAAGAAGCTGCGCAGAAGATTGCCAGTGACTATTTGCGTGAAAAGGTTTCGTCTGTTGGTCATGGTTTAGCTGCAACAGAGTTGGTGTTAGAACCGGTTGATTGGAATGTTGACCATTCTAACATGGATGCCGTTGTTGACTACTATTATACGCTGCTTGACCTCAAGGCAGAGTTGCTCCGGCAAGACTTAACTGGCAATGAAATCTATGATGCAGTAATTGAAAAGACCGGATTGCTCAAAGATTCTGTTGATACATATGTCCAATCCATCTATGACGAGACATCAGCGACCTACGTTCTTCAGAACGGCATCCCGACAACGGTTGAAGAGCTTGAAAAGTTTAGAACATATCTTAATCAAACGATTGGCGATATGTTTAACTTTGACGATGGAAGCGATTCGTTGTCCGACCTTATCAATGGTTGGCTCTCGGATAGTGGTTTCTCTGACCTCTTAGCGCAAGCGGCAGAAACCGCTGCATCGGAAGACCCATTTACTCCATATACAGCAAAGCTCGAAAAATTAACTGACACAGTGTCAGCACTAAAAGCCGCCTATGACGCATTAGATGCAGCTCAGGCAGATATGGCTACTGGTGCAGGTTTGTCAACTGACACTATTGAGGCACTTGCCTCTGCCAACGATGACTACCTCAGCTATCTGTATGAGGAAAACGGTGTTATTAAACTTAACACTGAGGCTTGGATGGAAAACGCCAATGCCAAGATGCAAGAACAGATGGCTGAAATTGAGAAGGAGACTGAATCCCTCAAGGAACAAAACGCTGCCCTTGAAGAGAAGAATCGTCTTCTTGACGAACAGGCAAAGAGCGGCGAAGATTACTATGACCAGTACGGTAGCGATGGTGGCGCTGGTACGGAGCGGTTAAATGCTGCTCGTGAATACCGTGCGGAAATCGAAGAGAATAACCGTGTAATCGAAGAGAACAACCTAAAGATTGCTGAAAATCAAGGAAAGCTTGCGATTTATAGCAGCTTGTACGGCAGCATTACTGGTGACCTCGATGCTTACACGAGTGCGCTGAACAACTTCTCTCGGATTTCTAACACAATCAACTCCGTTTCTGACTCTTTCCAAACTCTCGCTAATTTGCAGAATCAGGTTGCCGACGGCTTCACAATGTCTTTGGACAAGGCACTTGAGTTTGCGTCTGTATATCCTGAAATTCTGAACAATGCCACCGTCGCGGCAGACGGACAGCTCACGTTAAACGCAGATGTCGTCAACTCGTTCATTACTGGCAAAAAGGCTGAACTGGATGCTCAGATTGACAGTCAGATTACGCAGCTCGAAGCGGATAAGGCTGTCTTGACAGCAAAGATGGAAAGTGCGCAAGCACAGCTTGAGCTTGCCAAAAACGTAGGCGATGGCGAAGGTCAGATTGCCAAAGAAGTAGCAGAGTATCGAATCAATACTGGTAACGCTTTGACGGCAGCGCTTATTGAAATGGGCGTTGAGGAGTCGAAAGCGTATGCTCTTGCTGCTGCGGCTATGGCTGGCAATGAAGAAGAATTTGCCCGCGTTGCAAAAGAGTGTTTTGAGAACATGGATGACAATGCTGCCAAAGCAGCATATAACATGGCACACTCCATTTTTGTTAATGCAAGCAATTCTTGCAATAGCATTTCTGAAATTGCTGCGCAGGCGCATGAAACAGCTCAGGCTATTGCTGCTATGGGAAGCGGTGAAGTTGCTGGTAGTAGCTCCAGTATCTTCGGTGGAACAGACGGAACCCAAACAGGCGGTCTCAGTCTTGACCTGTACAAAGGCAATTTCAAAGGGACGGATTATAACTATGAAGCAACGTCTGTTAGCTTGGACGATTATGTGTCACAGCTTGAATTAGATATTTCCTCCTATGAAAAAGCAATTGCTCAAATTGACGGTCAGATTGCTGCACTCCAAGCGCTGAAAAACGCCCCGCTCAAGAGCTTTGAAAGCAGCTCGGGCAGCAGTGGTAGCGGTGGTTCCAGCAAAGAGGTCGAAGAATATCTTGCTGACATTGACGAGTATTACGAAGCAATGAAGCGACTGGAGTCTATCCAGCAGCGTCTTGCCAAGTTACAGTCTCAGATTGAGTATGCAGATACAGAAGAAGAGAAGATTGCGCTCACAAAGCAACTTATCAATGTTTACAATGATGAAGCGGATGCGCTTGAAAATCTGAACAGTCTTCGTAGTGAAACCATTGCCAACGGCAAGGCAGAACTCGAAGCTCTTGGATTCAGTGTAAGCTATGACGCTACGACCAACGAGTTCATGATTCATAACATGGAGCACCTTAACGAGCTTTATGGTGCTACTCAGGAAGAGACTAACGAACTCAGGAAGAAAACCGAAGAGCTCATCGATACGATGGAGTCTCTCAATGACTCAAACCAAGAGGGAGCTTCCTCTCTCCGCACGTTAAAGGCTGACATCAAATCTGCAAAGCAATCTATTATTGATTACTTAAAGCAGATTGTTACTGCTGCAAGCGATGTTGTCGATGCATACCAAAATGTGTATGAGACGCTCCATAATGCAGCCGATGAATATGCCGCAAACGGATATATCACGATTGATACCCTGCAGTCTATTATCGAATTGGGTGCGCAGTATATGCAATACCTCATGGATGAAAACGGGTTGCTGGTTATCAACGAAGAGAACATCAACAAGGTGCTTGCTGCAAAGACGCAAGAATTAGCTCTCAATCAGGCTATGACCTATGTTGAGCGTCTCCGTCTTGCGTTGCAGGAGAACTCCATTGAAGACCTGAACAACCTTCTGTACGCCACTACAGAGGCTACGAACGCCACTTGGGGATTGGTGTACGCCAACCTCGCCTTGCTTGGACTGGACGATGACCAATATCAAGCTGCGCTCCATAACATCAATGCAATTCGTTCTTTGGCTGATAGTGCCGTTAGTGGTATCGGTCAAACTGCCGGTAAAACGGCAGAGGAACTAAACAACATGAAAGATGGTCTCGATGACATCTTGAAGTATGTTATGGATATGCTCAAGCAACGTATCAATGACCAGATTGATGCGCTTGAGGATATGAAAGATGCCTACGCTGACATTATTTCTTTGCGCAAAGAAGCTTTGGAGGCTGCAAAGTCGGAAGCAGATTACCAAGACAAGGTAGCAGAGAAGGTTAAGGCGCTCGCTAAATTGCAGGCTCGTATCAATGCGCTTTCCTTAGATGACAGCCGCGATGCACAGGCGCAAAAGGCAAAGCTCGAAGAGGAAATGTCTCAGCTCCAGAAAGAGCTTGCTGACACCCAATCAGATTATGCGGTAGATGCTCAGAAAAGCGCACTTGACAATATGCAGAAAGCGTATGAGGAGCAGAAAAACGCAGAAATCAAAGTGCTTGAGGACAGCATCTCTTCTTATCAGAAGCTGTATGATATGGCTATTGCATATATCCAGTCAAACTGGGGCTCATTATATGATGAGCTAATTGCTTGGAACTATCAATATGGCGATGAACTGAGCAGCACTATCACGACAGCTTGGGAAAACGCCTTAGCTGCCGCACAGAGATATGGAAGCTACGTCAATGCGTTGAATAGCATTGGCGCTGATATCGATGCTGCAAATGGTGCTGGTTCAAATTACATTGTTGGTGAAACGACATATGACAACAGTTCCTCCAACGAGGAAATGATTCATGCTATCATCAAGGAGATGTATGCGAATAGCCAAGCGCACCATACTGCCAGTAAGGAAGAGAAAGCGCGGCTCGACAAGCGCAATCTGACCCTTGGCGCAATGCTCGGTCAGTACGGCGTAAATGCTTACCGCCAAAACGGAACGTGGTATGTGGATGGTGGTGCACTTCTTTATGAGAAGTATCGTAAGTACATTTACCACACTGGTGGTATCGCAGGCGACCAGCCGACTCTAAAGCAAAATGAGATTCTCGCCGTCCTCGAAAAGGGTGAGGCGGTTCTCGATGCGAAGAAAGAAGCCGGTCTCTATCGCATTATTGATTTCACTACCGCACTGTCGGACAAGCTTAGCAAGTTGCTCACCCTTACGGACATGAGCCGTATGTTCGGTCAGATGCAAGGTGATGTTACGAAGGCTGCTTCTGCTTTTGCTCCAATCAATAACACACAGATACCCAGCGTATCCTTTGGTGATGTTATCATTTATGGAGCAAATGAAGAAACGGTTGAGAAACATCGTGAAATCAATCGGCAGTTCACCAATGATGTCATCAAACAACTGAATATCAAACGTTAACGGTGCGGAGGGAGCTTCTGTCTCCCTCCCACTGATATTTTATGAAAGGAGATGGATGCGGTAAACCATGTTTAACTGTTATGAGTTTACTTTTGACGGAGAGTCCTCTGCGATGTATGGGCTTATGGTCTATGACATTGGTGGCAGAGGTCAAAGCGATGTGAGCTTTGGTAACAAAGCATCCATCGTCGAAACAAGAACAAACAATCGGATTCAGCCAATTTACTTTGGGACGAATTACCACAGCAAGCCGCTTGAATTCAAGTTGGTTTTTGGTGCCGAGCGCGAGCTCGACCGGTATGAGCTTGAAGATATCGCTTATTGGTTGACTGGACGCAAAGAGTACAAGTGGCTTTCCATCGGGCAACAGGATATGGAGCAGCTTCAATTTCGCTGCATGGTCACTGAGTTGACCCCCATCTCACATGGATGGTTACCCGTCGCATTTCAGGCGACCATTCAATGTGATTGCCCTTATGCGTATAGCTACCCGTTTGAAAAGCAGTACACGATTTCCGGTGAGACTACCATTCTGTTCCGCAACGAAAGCTCTGTGCGTGAATATCTCAAGCCTGAGATTTCTTTCGCACCTGCATTCAGCACAAGAACTTTGTCTCTTGTAAATCTGAATGATGACAACCGAGAGTTCAAATTGACTGGCATTCCAAGCGGTGCATCTGTTTTCGTCAACAACAGCAACGGCATCATTCAAGAGCTCTCAAGTGGTTACAACCTATACGATGGATTCAATCTCAACTTCTTCCGCTTGGTTCACGGAGACAATAATATCAAAGTAACCGGTGATGGCGTGCTGACCATCTCTGGCAGGTTCTTATACAATGTTGCAGGATAAGGAGGTGTTGCGGATTGTATCTTGATTATTCCAAATTGGCGTTTGATAAAAACGGCACGCCCGAAACGCCTACGCTCGTCCTGAAGACGATGCATGAGGAGACTATTGGGGTTATCCCCGGTGTCTATAACCTAAAGCTGTCCGTCAAGTTTGCAGAACCAAGCGAAATGACATTCGATGTTCCTGCTATCCTTGATGGCGAGAAGAACTGGATTTATGACGAGCTTGTTGGATATAAGGTCATCTACACCGAACACTATGGTATCTACGTTGTTATGAACCCGACAACAAGTGCTGACGGTATTTCCGATGTGAAACACGTCCAGTGCTACTCTTTGGAAAAAGTTCTCGACACAAAGAAATTCTTCCTTGAAGACGGCGATGACGGTAGTACATTCAAGTTCTTCAACCAGACAAACCATAACGACCCGGACACTATCATCGGTAGAGTTCTTGAGGTTGCCGATGGTTGGCATATGGGCTATGTTGCTCCGTCTGTTGCCCAGCGCTATCGTACATTCGATGGGTATGACGATTACCTTATGTCCTTCCTGTATGGCGACTGCCAAGACAAGTTCCGCTGTGTGTTCGTGTTTGACCCTTACGAGCGCAGTATCAATGTCTATGACGCCGATATCGAATTAGAGACGCTCCCCATTTATCTGGACTTTGATAATCTGGTTGAGAGCCTTGATATTGAAGAGGTGACCGATGAATTGGTTACTGCAATCAGACCGTATGGTAGTGATGATGTAGATATCCGAGAGGTCAATCCCATCGGCTCCAACTGGATTTACGACCTTAGCTACTTCATTGCGAATGGTGACCTTCCTGATGCCCTTGCTGCAAAGTGGGAAGCATGGCAACGTACTGTCCTCAATCGCCAAACATACTACAAAGGTTTGGTAGCGTTACAGGCATCCGCATCTTCCACGTTACTTGCAACGCAAGCTACACTCGCGGATTTGAAGGGTGAGCTTGATACGCTTACTGCACAGCAAAGCGTTACGATTCAGGCGCTTGCAATGGAAACCACATCAACCGGTAAGGCTAACCAGCAGAAGTTGCTTGATGAAATCAACCAGAAGATTGCCGCGAAGAAGGCTGAGATTGCTGCAAAAGAAGATGAGATTGCTGCGCTTGAAGCGAACATCAAGCCGTATGCAGAGCAGATTCAAGCTGTTGTCAACGAACTGTCTATCAGTAAGTTTTTTTCAGAAGAAGAGTATGCAATTTTGCGCAAGTACATTATTGAGCAGGATATTACCGAAGACACTTTTGTTGCCACGAGTGTTGATACGACTGTATCTGGTAGTTCCTACTCACTGGTAAACGAAAGAGTTTCCGTAGATGCCTCTTCAATTTCTGAGGTCGATTTGACCAACGAGTTCCAAAAGAAAATGTATGTACTTTCTGGTGGCAACTTTGCTTTCAGTGGAAGCCACAATATCACTGGCGATATTATTCGTGGCACACTGGAGGTTGGTTCAGACAACCAGTATGTGCTGAGTTTGTACGCAGGTTCAATCACTGTCAATACGACAAAGGCTTCAAGCGGCACAATCACGCTTGTCGGTTCGTTATCATCTTTTTCATCTGATATTAGAGATGTGACCATCGATGAGGTAACTACACGGGAAGGCAGCAAGATTTCGTTTGTCTGCGGCACTGGCTCTATGTATTTGACAGCAAATGTCAGTGATTACCAAAAATACTCTGTGCAGTTGGAACTGTATGACTACGCGCTGGATGTTCTTGCAGATTTGGCTACACCTACATATGAATTTTCGGTTGACTCTGCAAACTTCGTATTTGCCCAAGAATTCGCACCGTTTCGAAACCGCTTGGAGCTGGGTAAGGGCGTGTATCTCAACGTCGGCGGTAAGCAGACAATCACGCCATATATCATCGAGTTTGAGTTAGATTTTGAAAAGCACAGCAATTTCTCGGTTGTCTTCTCAAATCGTTTTAAGCGAAAAGACTATGTCAATACATTGAAAGATATGGTAGAGACCAGCTACTCTACCAGCCGCAGCTTCGATGCCAACAAGTATTTGTATAATCAGGCTGCAAATCAAGCTGCGTCAGTCTCGAAGTTTATGAAGAGCTCATTGGATGCGGCAGTCAATACAATTATTGCCGCCAAGAACCAGAGTGTTGTTATCAACGGTAGTGGTATCCATGTCGGAGGTGATTCCAAGTATCAGCTTCGCATTGTAGATAGCATGATTGCTATGACCGACGATAACTGGGCGACCGCAAAGCTTGCTATTGGTCTGTTTGCGTCCGACGAGGTTGGAACGTACTTTGGTGTGAACGCAGAGGTTATCGGCGGTAAGCTTATTGTCGGCAACAATCTTGTTATTGAGAATGAGACAGACGACGGTGTTATGCAGTTCAAGGTAGACTCAAGCGGCGCATGGTTGAATAACTCCACATTTGTTCTCCAAAAGGACAATGGCGGCAAGATTCTCATTGACCCTATGTATGGTATTGCCGCAGGCACAGGTGACCTGTACTCCGTAGATGGCACAACTGTTTATCCGTCATTTATTAGTCTTGGTCGCAGTCGTGATAACATTCTGTTCGACGATGACGGGATGCCTCAGAATGCAAATTTCTATCTCGATATCGATGATGGCAGCGTCTACATTCGTGGCAAGGTCTCTGCTACTTCCGGTAAAATCGGTGGTTTCACTATTGAAGACGACTACCTCCACGCTGGTAGTGGAAGCGACTATATCGCTCTGAACGGTTCTGGCACAAATGCTAACTCCGCCTATGCAATGTGGGCTGGTGCAGCCGCTCCCGCATCTGCGAAATTCTGGGTAAAAAAGAATGGCGATATGTATGCAAAGAGCGGTACGTTTCAAGGTGTCGTGTCTGGCGCATCGTTCAAGGACAAGTCTGGCAATTCCATGATGAATAGCAACTATGAGTTCACTGCTGGATACCTCAATCTCAATGGACTGAATGTTGGAAACGGCAATTTTACAGTCGATGCCAGTGGTAATGTTTCTGTTCGAGGTAGCATCACAATGGCTGCTGGTTCATCAATCAACTGGGCTTCTGTCACAGAATCAAACGTTGGAAATAGCAGCTCATATCAGAGAGCTAATACCGCCTACAACCTTGCAAACACCGCGAACTCAAATGCAGGTGATGCATACAACTTGGCGAACACCGCTTTGCAGGCTGCATACGACAATGCATTGAGCGACAGAGATATCTTCAATATGCTTACTAACGGAAGCACGCGCTTTGGCATTTTTAGCGATTCAACATCGAACAGGCTATATATCAATGCAAATTACATCCGCTCTGGTACTATTGATGCTGATATTATAACTCTCGGCAGTGATTGGGGCGGCTTCAAGTGTGCACTTGGTTCTGACGGTACTGGTCGTTACACCTATGGTGCTAAAATGTATGGGTCTAATGAGGAGTTTTATTTTATCGCTACAAATGCTGGTGTCCGTATGCAATCCGATGGTGAATCATTTGTTGTCACAAGTACCCGTATTGTTGCAAGTACGGATATAGACACCTCTTCGGACAGGCGATTGAAAAACAATATCTCGTCCGACTTAGACAGGTACATCCCATTTTTTATGCGTTTGCAGCCGAGCGTCTATCGGTTTAATTCTGGTCGAAGTGGTAGGTTCCATACTGGCTTTATCGCGCAAGAAGTAGAAGACGCATTGCGTGATAGTGGTCTTAGTACGCAGGATTTTGCTGGATTAGTAAAGTGCTCCGGGCTGAATGATGCACATTCAAAATATACAGACGAGTATTCCCTGCGCTATGCAGAATTCATTTCCCTGAACACTTACATGATTCAGCGATTGTACCGGCGTATTGACGAGCTCGAACAGAAACTTCAAGCAATTGAAGCATAATAACTCCACGATTGAAAAGCACCCGAAGGCTTTTGTAAGGAGTGGCACATCCTATGGTGTTCCGCTCCCGATTTTATTTACCCAAAAGATATAAAGGAGAGCCATATGAAAGACGAGATTATGAATCGACTTGCCGCTGTTCTGAATGCGTTGAACGCAGTTAGTGTAAACGGCAAACAAAACCTTGCAAATCTGAGTGGCAGCATTGCTGTTATCGAGGAGGTTGCCGCTATGCTGAGTGATGCTTCTATCGAAAAGGCTTCCGCAGCGGATGGCGAAAAGAAAAAGTAAAGGTGGTGAACCTATATGCCCTGTGATTACAGCCCATATACGTTACCGACCATTGACTTCGTAGCTGGAGAGACGCAGGACTTTGCGTTCTACACCTACTTCTATAAGAGCCACCAGCCGTTTGCGCTGAGTGGGTGTACGGCAAACTTCTCTATTGTTAGCTTTACCAACAAGACAGGTGTACCGATTCTTACGAAGCCAATGGAATCACATTTTAACGATGATGTCACCGCAGAAAATGTGTTGGCGGTCACATTAGACCCGTTGGACACGGTAGATTTGTGTGGTAAGTACATCTATCAAATCACTATCAAAGATATTAACGGCAATATCGAGATTCCCAAACAAGGCATCTTATTTATTACCAATAATATCAACAAGAGTTTCATCAGGCAATAAACCGGGGCGTATGCACCCGGCTTTTATTATGCCCATTTTTAGAGGAGGACAGATTCTATGAATACAACCTACTTTCTGAATTGTGCGGCAGGCAATATTTTCAACACGAAAACGTCTCCTGCTCTGCCAAAGACCTATTACATTGGCTTGAGCACCAGCGCCCCTGCTATCAATGGTACTGGTGTAAACGAGCCGTCCACAGATGCTGGCTATGCTCGTGTGAAGTTGAGTTCCCTTGGTGAGCCGGTTGACGGCGTTGTCACCAACAGTCAGGCTATTAACTTCAATGAATCAACTGCGAGCTGGGGCACGATTACCCATTTCGTTATTTACGATTCCGCCACTGTTGGCGATGGCAATCTCCTGATGTATGGCACGCTCTCTACACCGCGTAGCGTTGAGACTGCAACCATTATGACCATCAAGGAAGGCTATCTGTCTCTGTCTGCTCAGAACCCCACCTGATAAGGAGTTGAGTCGCATATGGCAAAAGAGTTTGATATTTACCTAAACAAACGACTTACTGAATGCGACATTATCGTCTACTCCATTCCATTCCGTGATGGATTGACCGCGACGAACCGTATGATTTTGGAGAGTTGCCTTGAGAGCTATACCCTCCAGAAGTTCATCGCTGTTGAAACTGGCTCCGAGCTGGTCTCTCATATCGACAAGATGATTAAGACCTGTAATGAGCGGCTGCACATGGCATCAACTTGGGGCATCGATTTGGAGTTCCAAACGCACTATGTTCTCAATCCTGTCCCAACCGTCATTGAGATTGCACCAAACGATGATTTGCAAACGCTTCGGAATATGTTTATGAGCGTTGAAGACAAGCTGCAAATCACCGCCGCATCTATAGATGCTATGGTTGCCAAGTCGTTGGGCGAAGGCAGTTCGAGAATGAACATTGACGCTGAAGTGCGCCAGTCTCTCAAGAATAGTCTTCTCCGCCCTGCGGCGGCACTTCCAGTTGACACCAAGGTGCGCCAGATTTCAGAACAAAATTTCCTGACCATTGATGCTCCGGTCGAACCGAGTGCGGAAATCGTTGACCTTTGCTACCGTTTCTATACTGCGGCGGGGACAGCTATGCAGATTGCCGCCGCTGTCATTGAAACAGAGATTCACTTTTCTCTCGGTAGCGGCGAATCTGGAATTGAGCTCTCCGCAAGTGCAGATGGAACGGCAAAAAAGTATGAGGCAATACAGAGTACAGTCGAAATCCTTACTGGCATCACGGAGAAAATCACACAATTTATGGCACCGGAAAAGGGTGGCATTTTGTTGTCAGCAGCAGCCACGCCAATCTTGAAGCGGCATAGACTGCTCAACGAAATGGACGCAGATACGCTGCTGACTTATGACGATATGGCGCTGGAAGACATCGACTACATTATCCTATAAAGAACGGAGGTGACGCGAGTGATTTATATCAAGCTGGATGACAGTATGAACCTCGTTATCACTGTGAATGAACCGATTTATAGGGGCGACAACTTGAATCAGAAAATCATCTACCTGATTCCGTTGCAGGTCGGCGAAATCGATATGCTGACTGCGACCCCTTATTTGAGCTACATCCGTGCAGACGGTGTAGCTGACATCGTGCGGCTGGAACGCCAAAGCGAGAAATACAAAGAAGCCTATTACCAATATGTATTTCCGGTTTCTTGCCGACTGACAAAGTTCCCCGGAGAAGTTTGCTCATGGCTTCAAATCTTCTCGGGCACGCCGTCTAACCCGACCATCGCAAAGAGTGGCGAGTGTCTGCTTTATGTCGAGGAATCCAAGAACATGGACGACTATATCTGCGACCATCAGCTTTCGGCTATTTACGAGATGCAGAAGAAGACAGAGGACACGGAGAGCAATATGGACGCCATCCAAGAGGAGATTGACAAGCTCGTTAAAGGTGATGACGTTATCCATTTTACAAGCAATAGCGGCAACGACCCAGTGGACGAAGATGCCGTGATTCAATTCTGATTGACGGAGGTGATATGAGATGGGCGTGAGAGTCGCTTACGGAAAGAAAGGTAGAATTTCCGCTGCAATTGCTTCCGGTACTATCCCGAAAGATAGTCTGATTATCACCAGCGACAGCAAAGAGTCCGAACTGTATTTCTACGATGCGAATGGTGAGATGAAAAATATCTCCGAGCGCAAACAGTTTGAGACGTTAACCGAGGCGCAGGCGTGGGTCAAGACCTACGATTGTGCTGGACACATTATTTCAGTGCATAACGGTTCTGATTGGGTTCCGTATATCGTTTCTGCTGACGGGAAATTGTCTCCCGTTAATGCAGGTGACATTAGCGTTGGCGATGTCAAAGTGATTGATGGCGGCGCTGCGAACGGTATCCAATGAAACCATTCTGCAAAAATATTTTGAAGGAGGAAAGTTATGCCCAATACTACGATGAAAACCCAAATCCAAGTTCGGCGTGACACAACGGCAAATTGGCTTGCTAACAAAGACGTTATACCTGCCGCTGGTGAGCCTTGCTTTGACTTGGAGCTTGGCACTCTCAAGATTGGTGATGGCGTTACCACTTATGAGAACCTGAAGGCTATCAGTGGAGCAAGTGCTGCCCATTATGAAGGCGTGAAGGCAGAGGGCGAAAGTGACAACGATGTCATTACTCGCGTTCTGACTGCGGCTGGCGTTACTGCTGAGAAAGATGACATCTTTGTTGTCAAATCTTTGATTGCCGATGGCAAGTATTCTTACACTGCCTATGTCTACGATGGCTCTGTGTGGGCTGCGATGGATGGAAACTACAGTGCCGAGAATGTTTACTTTGCCGATGACCTGACGTACACTGCTGCCATTGGTGTTCTGACCGTTCCGAGCTCTGGCTCTGGTACGATTGCCGCATCCGGCAAGAATGTTAAGGATGTTCTCGCGTCCATTCTGGCGAAGGAAAAGAATCCGACAGCAACACAACCCGCCGTGACAATTACTTGTAAGCAAATTGCAGCGTATGAGGTTGGTTCAAAAGTCATTCCTGCGTACACCGCTTCTCTGAGCGCGGGTAGCTATACATACGGTCCTGCAACTGGTATTACTGCTACCGCTTGGAGCGTAACCGACGGTACTGCTACCAAGGATACTGCCTCCGGTTCGTTCGATGAGCTGACAGTTGGCGACGCTACCAGCTACGCTATTACGGCTACTGCGACTCACGGCGAGGGTGCTGTTCCCGTAACGAACCTCGGTAATGAGTATGCCGCCGGTAAAATTGCTGCCGGTAATAAGAGCAAGGCGACAGGCAAAATCACTGGCTACCGCAACAGCTTCTACGGAACGCTGAAAGCGAAGGATGGCGAAGTGAACTCTGCACTTGTGCGTGGTCTTAGCGGTAAGAGTGGTAAGGCTCTGGCGGCTGGCAACAGCTTCAACCTCGCAATCCCCGTTGGCGCCATTCGCGTTGTGTTCGCGTATCCCGCAACGCTGCGTGATGTTAGCTCCGTGCAGGACGTGAATGGTATGAACGCGGAAGTCAAGACCGCTTTCACCAAGACCGTCGTTTCTGTCGAGGGCGCGAACGGTTATCAGGCAATCGACTATAAGGTGTATGTGATGGATATGGCTAACGCCAACGATACTGCAAACACCTATAAAGTGACAATCTAATATGGAGGTGACGCATAATGGCTGATTTTGGCAAACTGAATTTTGCGGTTTCATTTAATCCGCAAACTGCGTTCCCTCTGGACGCACGTTATTACTTCTCTTCTCTGAGTGCTGCTGAAGCTGCCGCCGCTACCGCTGTTGAAGTTGGTAGTTCGGACGGCACTTATTTTTATGGCGAAAATGTTTGCGTCGTAACGGAATCTTCCGCCGACCTGTACATTATTCAGCCGGACAAGACCCTGAAGGCAGTCGGTTCTGCCGTCCTTGGCGATGGCAAGTCCATCGAGATTGTTGATGGCAAGGTCGCTCTGAAGGGCTTTGGTTCCGCCACCGCAGGTCAGCAGCCTCGCATCAATGCGGCTGGTACTGCTATTGAGTGGTACACACCCGATACCAGCACCGTTTCCGGTCTGGCTGATACCGTCGCTGGTCATACACAGGACATTCAAAACCTCCAGACTGGTAAAGCTGATAAGGCTACCACACTCGAAGGTTATGGTATCACTGATGCTATGACCGCTACTGCAATCGCGGAGGCAATCAAGACGGCTATCGCCGAGACCGGTCATGCCAGCTTCACGAAGGTTGATGCAGTCCCTGCGGCTTCTGAAGCCAAGGATAATGTTCTCTATCTCGTGATGAATGCCGACACTGGCTTCTACGATATCTACGCAAAGGTAGGTACCGAAGTTGTTCGTCTGGATGATGTGAGTGTAAACCTCGACAATTATTCCACCACAGAGCAGATGAACGAAGCTATTGCTACTGCCATTGCCAACAAAGTTGACAAGGTAGATGGTAAGGGGCTCTCTACCGAGGACTTTACGACTGCGCTGAAGGAAAAGTTGGTTGCTCTGCCAGAGGGCGCAGAAGCCAATTACGTCAAGAGTGTTTCTGACGAGTTCACTGTTTCTGCAGAGGGTAAACTCGAAGTCAAGGAGGTCGCTCCGGCTAAAGTTACTGGTCTCCCTGATGCTCTGGCTGGTAAGGTTGATAAAGTTGCAGGTAAAGGCTTGAGTGCCAACGACTACACCGATGAAGAGAAAGAAAAGCTTGGCGGCGTTGAAGCGGGCGCAAACAAGAACCTCATCGAGATTATCAAGCTGGCTGGTGCCGCGTTGAACATCTCTGAGAAGGCAGTTAACATTCCATTTGCTGGTGATACTGCTGGTGTTGTCACCAGTTCCACCGGAGAGAATAAGGTCGCTGTCGCTGAAGACGGAAGCATGGAGGTCAATAGCCTTAACATGAATAAACTGGTTCAGTCTGATGGTGATACACTGATTCTCGATGGCGGTAATGCCGCTGTCTGATTAAAAACACAATGAGCGGAGCTTTGTGCTCCGCTCTAACTAAAACCACATAAAAAGGACGGTAATCATTTATGGCTACTACAACATTTAATACCCGCATTTCTCTGAAGTATGACACCTACGCACAGTGGGTTGAAAAAGACCCCCAACTGCTTGTCGGTGAAGTCGCCGTTGTTGTCGTTCCGGCTGAGACTGGTGCCGTAGCGAAGGAGCCTGCTGTTCTGTTTAAGGTTGGCGACGGCGCACACAAATTCAGCGAGCTGCAGTTCACTGCTGGTTTGGCTGCTGACGTGTACGACTGGGCAAAAGCAGCTTCCAAGCCCACCTATTCCGCAAACGAGATTGATGGTCTGTCCGACTACATCTCAGGCGAGATTCAGGATACTGATACCCAGTACAAGCTGGAGGTCGATGCGGACAATAGCCGCAAGTTCCACCTGTATTCTCAGGCAAAGGGTACATCTACTTGGAATTTGGTGAGCACAATCACTATTCCTGACGAGACCGTTTATACGCTGGCTGAAGGCACTGCAAATGGTACTGTCAAGTTCAATGGCGAAGACGTGAAGGTTCACGGTCTTGGCACTGCTGCCTATAAAGACGAAGGCGCTTTTGACGCGGCTGGCGCTGCGACTAAGGCGCTGGAAGATGCAAAGACCTACGCAGATGGTAAGGACGCAGCAATTGCGGCAGCGAAGAAGGCTGGCGATGATGCGCAAACTGCCGTTGACGCTCTGGGTGAGCGCGTCGGTGCGTTGCCCGAAGGTGCTACTGCTACGACCGTTGTTGGTTACGTCGATGAGAAAATCGGTAAGATTCCTGCTCAGACCGACTATACCGTAACTGTCACTCCTTCTACCCCGGATGGCGTGGCAAAGCGCTACAACATCAAGCAGACGGCTACCAATCTGGATGTGAATATCGATATCCCCAAGGATATGGTTGTTGAGTCCGGTACGGTTGAGACAAAGGCTGAGGCTGGTGCATGGGGCGAGGCTGGTACATACCTGCATCTGGTTCTTGCCAACGCTACTGAAGACAACATCTACATCAATGTTGGCAGCCTGATTGAGTACGTCACTTCTGGCTCCAAGGTTGGCGACCAGATTGTGATTGATGTCAGCGCTGACCATAAGGTGACTGCTACTCTCACCGAGGGCTCCGTGACTCTGGCACAGCTCCATGCTGACGTGCAGTCTGCTATCGGCAAGGCGCACAGCCATACGAACAAGGCTGAGCTGGACAAGATTGTTACCGGCGATAAGGCAAAGTGGGACGCCGCTGAACAGAAGGCGCACGAGCATGATAACAAGACTATCCTCGACACTATCTCTCAGGATAAGGTCGATGCGTGGGACGGCGCTGTTACTAAGCAGCATGAGCACGCAAACAAGACTGTGCTTGACGGCATCTCCGCCGAGAAGGTTGCGGATTGGGACGGCAAGGCTGCTGGCAACCATGAGCACGATATTACCGAGCTGAAGCAGGCTTCCGGTTATATTGTGTTCAACTGTGGCAGCGCCTCTGTTAACATCTGAGCATAAATAAAACACAAGCAACCCCGTCGTGTGTTATGCACGGCGGGGCTTTGCTTATAAGGAGGCTACTGTATGGCTGAATATAATGCACGAATCAGACAAAAGCGAGACACGAGCGCAAACTGGACAGCAAAAGACCCCATCCTTTTGGATGGTGAAATCATCATTGTTGATACAGCCAGTGGTAGCGTTCGTAAGAAAGTTGGAGACGGTACAAAGAAGTATTCTCAGCTCCCCTTTGATGATGAAGAGATGCTGACTGCTCTTGCTGAAAAGTGTGATGCAAGCAATGCTGTTACTGCTACGTTGACCGCAGCAGGATGGGCGAGTGGACAACAGACACTTACCATTGCTGGGCTTGGTGCAACGCAGAATGGTGTTATCGGCTTGTCTCAGAGCATTACCGATGAACAGCTCTCTGCTGCGTCTGAAGCAGAAATGTATATCTGTGGTCAAGCAGCGGGTTCTGTAACGATTGCCGCAAATGGGTCTGTACCCACTTGCGATATTCCAGTCGTTGTTATCCTGCTTGGTTGAAAGGGTGGTGCAGTAAATGAGTAATACACCAAACTACAACCTCTATTTGACTGATGACAGCTCAACTCGCTTTCAGGAATGGCGCAACCAGATGAATGGAACCGAGAACTCCAATATGGTAAAAATCGATGCTGCCCTTGGTGAGAAAGCAAACAGCAGTGTGGCAATCAATACCACACTGCTTGCGTCTGCATGGGTTGGTGTCGATGCGCCCTACACGCAAACCCTCACGATTAGCGGGCTTACTGCATCGCAGAACGGCACAATCTCTGTTGCTCATAATGCGACTGCAGAACAGCGTGAAATTGCTCGTGAGGCAATGCTCTCAGTTATCGGACAGGCTGATGGTACATTGACTATCGCCGCTGATGGCGAGATGCCAGAGCGTGACATTCCTGTTTACATCATTCTCTTAGGTTAAAGGAGGGGCGTAAAATGCCTATTTTATCTAACTTCCCCGGCGGCGCAGGTTCAGGCAGTGGTGGTCTGACACTTGCGGCTGTCTCCGGTATTACCACGCAGATTTCTTCTGGGAAAGTCTATGTGAAGTGGACTGACCCCGATGACCTCGTTGTGGCAGGTTCTACGATTGCTGCTTGGGGCGGCACCCTGCTTGTTCGTAAGGCGGGCTCCGCGCCTACAAGCCGTCGTGACGGCACTATCGTTCTCGATAGTAAAACACGAGACGCTTATAAGAATACTTACTTCTGTGACAGTGGTCTGTCCAACGGAACGAAGTATTACTATAAGTTCTTCCCCTATACAACTGCAAATGCCTACACTGACAGCACGGATGACGAATTCAATGCGATTCCGACTGTTCAGGTTGCAGGCATCACAAGCTGGAATGTTACCGGCATGAGTGCCTCTTCTGAAGCAGGCAACGGTAAGATGACCGTTAAGTGGACTGACCCTTCTGCTTCTATTTCTGCCGATGGCGTGACTCTGGCATCGTGGGCAAGCACCACAATTGTTGTGAAGAGCGGCAGCTACCCTACAAGCAAGGATGATTCCGGCGCTGTTTATACGCTAAAGGTCACGACACGCAACCGATATTCCAGCACGCCGTTGACGATTACCGGTCTGACAAACGGAACGAAGTATTACATTGCTTTCTTCCCAGAGACCACGGACGGCGGCATCAACACCTCTACGTCTCAGCGGACGACTGGTACAGCAAACCGTATTACGATTGCGAACGTACCCGCCCAGAGCGGTACACTGACCTACAATAAGTCTTCTCAGTCTCCGAGCTGGAGCAATTATAACACGACTTATATGACGATTGGCGGTACGACATCCGGCACGAACGCAGGCAATTACACGGCTTCTTTTACGCCGAAAACCGACTATCGCTGGTCTGATGGGGCGATTACCGCCAAGAGCGTTGTTTGGTCTATTGGCAAAGCGACTGGTACGTTGACTGTGAGTAAGGCAACAATCAAGCTTAGCTTGAGTAAGCTTACTGATACGTTCACGATTGGTGGCAACTACGATGGCACGCTGAGCGTGACCTCCAGCGCAACTGGCGTTGCCACTGTTTCCCGTAGCGGGAATACAGTTACCGTTTCTCACGTCCACCAAACAAATGGCGAAGCTATTATCACCGTGAGCTGCACTGCTGGTACGAACTATTCTGCACCGGCAAGTAAGACTGTCAAAGTTACAGCAGAGTTTATTCTTGCTACGCTGAATGACAACTCTTGGGCGGCTATCCATAGTGTTTCTGGAACTGGCGCAAGCTACTGGGCAGTCGGCGACCGTAAGGCTGTGACTGTAAATGGCACTGTCGGCACACAGGCTGTGAATGGTACTTACTACGCTTATATTATTGGCTTTAACCACAATAGTAGCAAGGAAGGCAATGGTATCACATTTGGCACATTCAAAACTGCTTTGTCTGGCGGCACGGATATTTGTTTAGTTGATGGTAATTACGGCGGTTACTCAACAAACGGCACCAAGTATTTCAACATGAACCACAGCTCAAACACCAACGCTGGTGGCTGGAAGGGTTGTGACCTTCGCTATGATGTGCTTGGCTCAACGAACACGAATGATGGCGATGCCACAGCAACAACTGCGACAAACCCTGTCGCAAATACGTTAATGGCTGCACTTCCGTCAGACCTCCGCGCTGTGATGCAGCCGATGACTATCTACACAGACAATACGGGCGGTGGTAGTGACAATGCGTCTTATGTTACTAAGACCACAGACTACCTTCCGTTGCTGGCTGAGTATGAGATTTTCGGCACACGCAGCTATGCGAACTCTGCCGAAAAGAACTATCAGGCGCAGTATGCTTATTACTCTGCTGGAAATTCGAAGGTGAAATACCGTCACAGCGCAACAAGTTCCACTGCTTGGTGGTGGGAGCGTTCTCCTTATTACGACTACAGCACCAGCTTCTGCACTGTGCACACGAACGGCGGCGCGCACTATACCAACGCCTGGTATTCCCTTGGCGTCGCCCCGGCTTTCCGCGTCTAATCCTGCATCAACAGTATCAAGCCCACGGAAGTGGGCGTGTTCAAATCATTAAGGGAGAGGGACGGTACACCCTCTGCGGTAAATGCAAGGGAACCTCGTCCCCCCTCCCCATCCTATAATTAGCAAGGGTACACCCTTTGCGATTAGTGGTGAACGGCTCCAGAATAGTGCATTCGGAGCTAATAAATCCAAGAACGAAAGGAGATTCTTATGTCAGTCTTAAAAGCACACAGGTCTGAAAGTAAGGCTGAGTTCGTCAATGTGGCGAACAAAATCTACATCCAAACCATCGCTTTCCTGTCGAGGTTGTCATCTCGGTACTCCCGGCTCGTATCTAAGTCCGTGTCGGAGCTTGCCTCAGAAGTTGTAGACCACGCAGAAAAAGCAAACAGCATCTATCCATCTGATGCGGCACGAAAAGAACTTCGTAAGCAACATCTGCTCGAAGCGAGAGCCTCCCTGATGGCTCTCGATGTCCACCTTGCTCATTGTTACGACTTGATGATGACGAACCCGTCCGGTTGTTTTACGACCGGTAGCGGAAACTCTGTCGGTGCGTCAGACGCGAAGAAAAAGCTGGAGCACATGGCGCAGGAACTTGGTGATTTAATCGATGCAGAAAATGGTCTTTTGACCAATGTGTTGAAAAGCGATAAGAGCCGGTAAACGTCTATGAAAATTTATGGGTGTATTTCTGTAAAACCTGTCGGTTGGGAGTCTTTTGCCTCTCTCTGTTCCACTGCTTGGTGGTGGGAGCGTTCTCCTAATTACAACAACAGCAACAACTTCTGCAATGTGAACACGAACGGCAACGCGAACAATAACAACGCAAGGAATTCCAATGGCGTCGCCCCGGATTTCGTAAACCAGAAATGGTCTGGGTCAATCGTAGTAGCCCAAAGGGTGAACTATGACCCTTACGAAAGGAGAAATACTTCCCGTGATGAAAGTCCGAAACTACCCTTTGATATTTTGACACGAACGCCGCCGGAGTACCCGTGCGTGCATGGCGAGAGATGCATCTTACCTCGTTTCATGTGTCACGAATTAAGCAGATTAGACGATGCCCTACAAGACATCTGTACGGAGGGTGAATAATTTTTATGAGTAGACGTAAAGGACGTTACGAAAGGCGCAAGACAAGGCGCGAAGAGAATAGGTTAAGGCGTGCCGCCACAGTTGGCGGTCTGCATGATGTCTTTGGATACGATGATATGTACAAAGCCGGAAAGAAATGCTGCAACGGTGTTCGTTGGAAGAATAGCACTCAACGTTTTGAGATGCACCTGTTCTCTGGAACAGCACGCAGACGACGTTTATTGCTTGAGCGAAAATGGATTCCGGGTGCATATGTACATTTCACGATTTCAGAGCGCGGCAAGACCCGCCCTATTGATGCACCGAGAATCCAAGACCGTCAAGTCCACAAGGTTTATACCAAGAAGGTACTTCTACCGTTGTATCGTCCTGAGATGATTTACAACAACGGCGCCAGTCTTGAAGGCAAGGGCTTTGAGTTCTCAAAGAGAATGTTAAAAGAGGACTTGCGCTGGCACTTCCGTCGTTATGGACGAGATGGGAATGTGATTCTGATTGACTTCAAACAGTTCTTCCCATCTGTGTCCCATGAAGAAATCTTCAAGCGGCATGAGAAGCTATTGCTGAACCCAGATATCAGAAAAATCGGAGACGATGTTGTCAACACTGTTTCGGGCGGAGTTGGTCTACCGCTTGGTGTCGAGCCAAGTCAGGCAGAAATGATTGCGTTTCCGTCTGCACTGGACAACTTTATCAAATGCCAGCTCTCTATCAAGTGCGCCGGTCATTACATGGACGATTATTACGTCATTGTCCCGCCTGACCGAGACGCCAAAGAAATCATGGCTCTGATTGTGGCAAAGGCAGAGAGTCTCAAGCTGACTGTCAGCAAATCAAAGTCAAGAATTGTCCCGCTCACAAAGCCGTTCCGTTATTGCAAAGCAAAATTTATTTTGACCGAAACTGGTCGTGTTGTGATGAACGGAAATCGTGATGGAGTAAAGCGGGCACGAAGAAAAATAAAAGCATTCCGTACAAAAATCCAGAATGGAGAAATGTTATACGATGACCTCTGGACTTCGGTGAACGGAATGCTCGCATACTTTGAATCCTACGACGACCACAATCGTGTGCTTCGGTTGCGTAGGCTTTTTTATTCGGTTTTCGGTTTTTCGCCGGAGCGAATTGAAAACTTTAGAGAAAGAGGAAAAAAGGATGAAATATGTTGTGCATAGACGCTTCAAGGACAAAGCAATTTGCGGCGAAGTAAATCTTCCCGCTATGACCATGTGTAAAGAAACCAATGGGTATATCTTCTACGGTGACAAGCTCCTCTGCGTTGCAACAAGTGAGAACGCGCATCAGTTCTTTGCTCGTGACGACGATGACGCAGGTATGCTTCGTGGGAAATTAACACAAGCCATTCAAAAAACGCTCGCAAAGCGTGATGCGAATTATCAAAATCGATGGGACAAGGTCTGGGAAGACCCAACCTGCCAACCGTATAAGCGCATCGAATATGCAGACTTCTGGCTGTGGAACCATGATTTCTTCAACGCCGATATTGATACGCTCCGACACATCGCAAAGTTGGTAGGAGCAAAGGAGGTTGCTTAAATGTATCGAATTATCACACTGGATGGAACGGAACTCGGTATGACCGACTCCGTTCTGTATATCAAAATCACTGCGAGTGGCAGCTTCGCCCCGACCACCAAAGAGGAAGCCATCGGCGTTGCTTTTAGAAGTACGCCCTATAACCTTGTAGGTCATTCTGATATTGAAGGTGCTGACACTGTGGTTGTAGCCACCGTTGACGGCGGCGAGAAGGTCAACAGTATTGAGAGCACAATCAATGTTTTACTGGGGGTGAGCGAATAATGACAATGGTTCAGAGAGCGGAACAGTTCCGCTATACGCTGCAGCTCTTCGCCCGTACTTTGGATGAGGAAAAGGTGTTGCAAATCGCAACGATTTTTGATGCTTGGAATCCCAACGCTCATGCCTATGAAGTTGGCGAATACTGCATCTACGGCGAGGATGACAATGGTGACCCACAGCTTTACGTTTGCTTGCAGGCACATACCTCACAGGCTGACTGGACACCCGATGCGGCATCCAGTCTTTTTAAGGCAGTCGGTATCACCGAGGAGGGCTATCCTGAGTGGGTGCAGCCCGTTGGCGCATCCGATGCTTACATGAAAGACGACATCGTGAGTTATGAGGGAGTCCTGTACATTTCTCTCATCGACAACAATGTTTGGAGTCCTGTTGCTTATCCTGCTGGCTGGGCTGTTTACACGAAGCCGACCGAGGATGAGTGATTATAAAACAATGCTTTTATCAAGGAGGTGGTTCGCATGAACGCCGACGAAAAAATCTGGCGCTATTTGAAATCTGCTGGTCTGAATGATTTCGGCGTCGCGGGTTTGATGGGGAATCTTTTTGCAGAGAGCGGACTGAATCCCAAGAACCTCCAAAATACATACGAGAAGAAACTTGGCATGACTGATGAAGAATATACTGCCGCCGTCGATAGCGGCAATTATTCCAACTTTGTGAAAGACAGTGCCGGTTACGGATTAGCTCAGTGGACGTACTGGTCACGCAAGGACGCTCTCCTTGCCTCCTGTAAAGCCGCAGGAGCGTCCGTAGGGGACATGGATGCCCAGCTTAACTTCCTGCTTAAAGAGCTGTCTGTGGGCTATTCTGGGCTGCTGAGCACCCTCAAGAGCGCATCGTCTGTCCGTGAGGCATCCAATGCTGTTCTTCTCCAATTTGAACGTCCTGCCAATCAGGGACAGAGCGTCCAAGAAAAACGAGCCAGCTACGGACAAGCTTATTATGACAAGTTCGCTGGCAAAATCCAAATCAATACACCAGAACAGGAAGGAGGATGCAAGTTGAAAATTGTAGACAACCTGACAACGGTTAACTTCCGTTCAGGCAACATGACTCCGAAGTACATCGTCATTCATTATTTCGGTGCGCTCGGAACTGCAAAGAGTGTCTCTGAATATTTCAAGACACCGGGTATTCAAGCGTCTGCCCATTATGCGCTTGACGAGGGCGATACCATCTATCGCTGTGTCCACGATAAGGACATCGCATGGCACTGTGGTGCGAACAAGTACAAGCACCCTGAGTGCCGCAACTCTAACTCCATCGGGATTGAAGCACGCCCTTCCAAAATCAATCGCAAGAGGGTTATGGCTTCTGATACTGATTGGTATTTCGAACCAAAAGTTGTGGACAACCTCGTATGGTTGACAAAGAAGCTGATGGCTCAGTACAACATTCCCGCAGACCACGTTATCCGTCATTATGATGTGACCGGAAAACTCTGTCCGAGACCGTGGTGTTGCGCCGACATGAATGTCTATTACAAGACGAGTGGCGACGCACAGTGGGAAGAGTTCAAAAAGAGAATCAGCGACGGCAAAGAGGAGGATGAAGATATGACTCTGGACACATTCAAGGAACTGATGAAGGAGTACCGTGCAGAGCTACAGGACAATGACTGCGGCACTTGGAGCAAGGAAGCTCGTGAGTGGGCTATCTCCAACGGTCTCATCAATGGCACTGGCACTGAGGTGAATGGTGAGCCCAACTATGCTTGGGCTGACCAGCTTACCCGTGAACAGGCTGCTGCTTTGTTCTATCGTTTTGCAAAACTGATGGGTAAAGCGTGATGGCTACATATAGCGGCAGCAGACAGCAAGCAAGGCGAAGGAGAAAACGCACAAGCAAACAGGACGCCTTTTCAAAAAAGCTGATTGACGATATCCGCTCCCTTCTGTGGATTGTTACAGTCGGTGGGTTACTTTTAGCGTTCTATTGTGTAAAGCGGAACTATACCGGAGCGCTGCCGTGGATTGGGGCAATGGTTGGATTGCCGTGGTCGGCACATGGCGTGGTATGCGCATTTTATTTGAACCTGTGTAAATCTGACCATTCTGCTGGTGGTATCACATTCGAAAGCGCAAAGGCAAAAGGCTTCGTCGAAGACCCAAGCTGGGAGAGTCCAGCAATCTAAGGTGAAGGGCGGCACCTGAAATCCGCCCCACTATCTTTTAGAGAGGAGTTTGCATATGGAATTTATTGTGGAGAATTGGTATGTAATTGTTACTGGCATTGTGTTTATCGTTGGCGGCGTTATGGCTGTCCTGCGTTGGCGCAACCTGTCCACCGACAAGAAGTACGAGCAGATTCGTGGATGGCTTCTGCAGGCTGTTCTTGGTGCTGAACGCGAGTTCGGTTCCGGTACGGGCAAACTGAAGCTGTCTTCTGTTTACGACAAGTTCTGCGAGCGTTTCCCTTGGTTGGCAAAGGTCTTGCCATTTGAAACCTTTAGCAAATACGTTGATGACGCCCTTAGCGAAATGAAAGACGTGTTGAAACAGAACTCTGCTATTGCCTCCATAGTGGAGCCGAAGGAAGGGGAAAAATAATCATCCGAGGAGGTTTCTCTTATGACCGAGCAAGAGACCGTACTGTTAATTGAGACTGAGCAGCGATGCAAGTCCAATACACACAGAATTGACAAATTAGAAGGTGAGCTGAAGGAAATCCAGAGTGAGCAGAAGGCTATCTATAAAATCGCTACTTCCGTTGAGCTCATTGCACAGCGTGTCAGTAATATCGAGGACAAGGTGGATGACACCAATCGTAAGGTAGATGCGCAAGCAAAAGCATGGCAGGAGACCGAACGTAAATTGTCTGAGAAGGTTAATGAAACCGAGAACAAACCGTATAAGCAAATCGCCAACAATGTCAATACTGTCAAGGTTGCAATCATTACTTGCATCTCTACCTTGCTTGTATCTGGCATCATTGGCGCAATCATCGCATTTGGAAAATAATATCTAAGAATATTTTGTGGGTGTAAATATTCTATGAGCAGGCTGCAGCAGGACTGTCAGCCGTAGCGTTGAAGCAAGTGATGGGGTCAGCATCCGTACACTTGCGGAGCTTGACTAAGGGTTATGCGGTTCCCACAGGCTGACGTAGGAGAAATCTGAAAGAAAACGCTAACAGAAAATTCATTTGACAAATACCGTTGAAGTAGTCTATAATAATAACACAAGGAGCGCCTGCTGGTAACAAGCGCCCCCTGCGGTGGAAACCCAGACGGTTGCCACAAACATACATTCTTACTGGGAAGAGGGTTTAACCCTCAAACGACAGTGAGCCGCTCTGCTTGCGACAGACGGCTCACTTCTTTCTGTTACGGAACTTGTCCCATGCTTGGATAAGAATCCAGCAGATAGACGCAATCCAAAAAACTTCTTGAAGAGTTATGTATGGTCACCTCCCTGAGAAAAATTTCCCGCGAGGGCTACATACACGCCTCCATTCCGCACTCGCGGGATGACAGGCAACCGTCTTTTTAACCGTACACCGTCTACAAAGGAGATGGGCTATGACTGAACCCGGAAACTCGACGCGGACGGTGGATTCCACAAAAGCCATTATAAAGGACTTCGGTGTAAATGTCAAATAGACAAGATATATGAGAGCTGCTGTTGAAGCACGCTCTCATTTTTTTGTGCGTTGTCACGAATACTATATATTTTTCGGGACAGATTTTGCTAAAAAGAAAAGGGCAGGAATGGGATTTTGATTTCCCAAACCTGCCCTTATTTTTTACGCTGATATATGTATGATGGCTAAAGAAAGCACCCCGTCAAAGACGGGGCACTCCTTAGTAGCCATGTTGAATTCAAAGTGAATTGGTGTAAAAGTGGTGTCAAACCAGAGGTTGCATCACCTGTAACCGTTGTGCCACAACGCTTTCTTAGCTCTGGGGCTTCATTGTCGGGATTTTCGTGACCAGCCTTAGACAAGCTCCGCTTAGCGTCTATTCTCTCTCCGTCATAGGAAAATCTGATATGATTAAGCTCTCTATCAAATCTCTTTCTTCGGGGAGTAGTGTAGCGAGCGTTTCTTGGATATGTGCTTTTTGAAAGCGGCGCAGGACTTCCTCAACAACATCGCATTGATTATCTGCCAGCAATTCCTCGCCGGACATTTCATTCTCTGTGGCTGTCTGTGTGTTATAGGAAAATACCGTCATCCCGGACTGTTTCTCGATTGACGCAAGATAATCGTGTCTATCTTTCTCGGATCGCCACTGTTTTGCGGTTTCAGCTCCGCATTCTGCGATGATGATCACATCGTCAACAGAGCAGGCATCTAACTGCCCAAAGCACGCTTTTCGTTTCTGCCCCTCCGGGGTCTTAACGAAGTTCATAAACTCGAAGCTGTTCATTACGAGCCAGTTATTGCCGTCAGCGGGC